AACACGTTCTTTGAAAGAGTCTGGGTGGTACAGACTGTATTAACCTGTCGATATGGAGAAAGATGCCAGTGGAGATATCATACATCCCCACAATGTGGTTTTAAATGAGAGGTAGAATAATTAAAAAAAGAAGGGTTTTTACCCTTCTTTTTTTTAATTAAAATAATGCATTGAATCAATATCTAAATTATATCCCTCCATTTTCCACTTTTCTATTAGCTGGTTTCTTTCTTCTTTAGAATTAGCCCATTGATCAATCTTAAGTTGAATACTACCAACTCCTGTATCCAATCCTTCTTTTCGCATCAGCTTAGAATAGAAATATGCTTGAGTATCCAATAACGCTAATTGATATAAATCTTCAAATGCTGTGTCTGGAATAGTAGACAAACTCATATCATGACTCAATAACATAGTGACTTCATATGTACATCCAATATATCCACCATATACATCCAATATATCTGGTTTGCTAAATCTAGTGGTAATACTTCTACCTGTATTAGCACCTATAGCAGAATACATTCTAATATCCGCCATAGCCATCAATAATGCATCTGGTGCAGCCATATAAGGAATACTATTCCACTCATTAGAATATGCTAGATTTGATATAGGTTCAATGCTACTAACACCATAGCATGTTTGTGTTGGAAATCTATACATAGGTAATTTGTATCTTCTAAAGCTGCTAATAGAGTCTTTTAATGTTACCAATTCATTATCATTAATCCTAATGATTTCTTGTTTAGGACAGAATACACTAAAAGGTTTAAGCACACTTCTCTCAAAATGGTTCATAAACTCTTCATTCGATACAGGTAAAGGTAAATCTTCCCATTCCATATCATCGAAGATTCTAGCAATAAATTCGCTAAGGGTATATTGACCCCTATTTCCTCTATTTTCAAACATATTAAATCACCTTCCAATTTGAATTAACGAGTACATATCCATTTAACTCCAATGCTTTAACAGTTACAAATATCTTATTGTGAGATATAGATGTATTAGGAAGTTCATCCCTACTGACAAGTTTGCATTTTTCGCCATTAGTGGTATGCTTGGCACTATATGTATTTTTTTCATGCTTAAATAAAATAGTACCATCTTCCGTGGAATTAATGATTGGTCTGAAGGTACGTTCATAGATAATGCCCCTGCGAAGAACCATAGTAAACGGTCTTCCACTTCTAATACAATTCTCAATTTCTGGGTTAATACCATATGTGGTATTTTTTTCTTTTCTCATAGATTATTATTCACCTCTTTTCTTAATTAAAAAGCTGTAATCGGGATTAAAAGAGAAGGATTATAATAATCCTTCTCTTAATTATTTAAAAGAACTAATCTTAGTTCTTTTTACCCATGCTAGGTTTAACTGCTTTAACATCCGGCTTAATTGCAGACATATTACGAGCAGATTTATTGAGCTGCTTTAATCTCGAATCAATCTTATTGACAATGGATACACCTGCTGGAGAGTTCATCATAGCTACACGATTTCTGCCATTGGTGATAGCTTTTCTAGCTAAAGGTTTAGCACGAGAACCATACTTAGCATAAATCTTATCTCTGAACTGTCTCTTCAATGTACTATATTTCTTATAGCTCTTATAAAGAGGATCATTGCTCTTCTTAGCTAATCCAATTGCAATACGAGCTTCCTCTGTATTGATCTTTGCTTCTTTACTTAAACGAACAATACTTTTTGCTTCGGTAGCAATTTCATATTCTTCATCTTCTTCTTCATAAGACTCTTTAGCAATAGCAATTGGATCAACTACACCATATAACTGTAACTCTGTAGAATTTTCAGAAAGAATTTGTTTGAACTCTTCAGGTGTACACGTAGCTTTAAGAGCGTCTAAAAATATTTTTGACTCCATTGCACTTGTAAGAATTTCCTCATCCGATACTTCAATGATAGATTCTTCTGCAACTTCTTCTTCATTGTCTTCGCCAATAGTTTCTGGTTCAATATATGTTTCAATTTGTTCTTCTTCCTGCTTAATATTATAACTCTCTTCTGCTAAGTCTACTACTTCAATTCTACCTTCTGCTGTTGCATTGAGTAAGAAATTGATAGTGTCAATATAAGATTCATATGCATATGCCACTTCAGGATTATTACATAAAAGCTGTTCAAAAGATTCTTTTGCTGTACTATTTCCAATGACTTTTTCAATTTCATTTTTAAGAGCAATTGCTCTTTCTTGGAATCCCTGATTAGCATTCCACGCATCCATAAATTTTGCACATGCTAAATTAATTGCACGATATCGTGTCTGTTCTGCTTTAGCTTGAGCTTTTTCAACATTTGCTTCAGATTTACGATTATACTTTTCTTGCTGAGCACGCTCATAATCATTTTTCATCTCTTTAGCAGTTTCTTTTGCATTGTCTGCAACATTTTTAGCTGATGTAACAGCTTTATTAGCAGCATTGCTAACACTTTCTTTGATTTTTGCATCTCTTGCATCTAAACTAAGTACTTTGTCTTGAATAGATTCAAGGTGACTAATTTTCTGTCTAAGTTCAGTCAGTTTTTTAGGGTTTTGTTGAATATCACTCAGAATAGACCCCGTATTAAGAAGTTTTACCACATCATTATATGCTTTAACAAAGGCAGATTTGTTTACAACCTGACCATTGACCTTAATACCTAATAATGATTTACCAAATGTCGCAGCCTTACCAAATAATCCTTTTCCATGTGTATCAACACCAAGTCTCTTATCAATGTCACTTCTGTTACTTTTTACTGCTTCAAATCTAGCTTTAATTTCTTCTAAATCTTTTTCTGCTCGTAATCGATCTGCAGAGCTAGATTCATATGCAATAGCCGCATAACTGTTATCTTCTACACCATACTCATTGACAAAATTTTCAGTTAGTTGCTTAAAATTATCAACTGTAAGCTTTCCATCAAATAAACTCTCGGTTGCCCCACCAAGTTTAGATAAGAACTCGTCTACGATTGGTTCCACATAAATTTGATATGCTTCCATAGAAATTATATCTTCGGATTCTGTAGTTGTTTCTTCTCTAACATCATATTCTTCAGTTGGTTCATTCTCAACTGTTGCAGATGGGTTTAATCCGTTAATAAACTCTTCATAAAAACTCATGAATATTTACCACCTTTCTTTAATTTATACTTTCACGTTCCACACGAATAAAGTGGAATAGATTTATTTTATTGTATCCCGAACTAAATGATATTATACGATAAATAAATTTAATATAATTATATATCATTTATATGTAACAAAAAAGAAAAAGCAAACTATAAAATTACAAAAAGGAGGAGCTATCATGATAAGGATGGTAAACAACGGAGTGGAGTTCGGGATCAACGAATGTGGAGTAATCGATATAAGAAAAATATCTGGTCACGAATTATGCACTCCTCAGATTATTGGTGTATTTGACAATCTCGATAATCTTGAGGTAGAACAGGAACCGGACGGAACTCGTACAATATTGTATTCCGAAAAAGGAAACGAATTCGGATACATATTTGAGAACTTTTGTGAAAATGTATTTCGTATCATTGGGTTAAATTTTGAATATACGAGATACGAAAGATACGCTTAAAAAAGGAGGAAATAAAAAATGAAATCTATTTATAAAATAATATTAGTCATCATGATTATTATCATGATAGTTGGGGTTTATGACACTGTAAACGATACTATGCAGGCATCTGCTATGTCGTCGAAAGATGAGCATGTGGTATCATTCGATTCATTAGAGGAGTTACCAATTCCAACCATAACAGTAACACCGACATCTACACCAGTACCTACAAATACACCAACCCCAATACCGACAAATACACCTATACCTACTCCAACATCTATGTCTAAAGCGTACGATGTGAAAATGCCAGCAGAACATCAATCGTATTTGATTATGAGAAGTGAGCAATACGGTGTAGAAGTTGAAATTGCATTCTCGACAGTATGGCGAGAATCGGAATTTAATCAAAATGCAACCAATAACAAAAATAAAAATAAAACCATTGACGCTGGTTATTTTCAAATAAATAGCTGCAATTGGGATTTTTATAGAGAAGTGTTTGGACAAGATTGGGATCCATATGATCCATATGATAACATCGATGCGGGTGTTTATCATATAGCAATGTGTATGAAATATGATAAAAATCCCACATGTTATATGATGGTATATAACATGGGATATGGAGGAGCATCGAGATTATGGAAGCAAGGAATATGGAGCTCAGAATATACCAGAAGCCTTGTAAATTATAAAAATAATGTACTACCAGGTTTAAAAATCGGATAGTATATAAAAAAGAGGTATGTAGGAATACATCAACCTCTTTTTTTAAAAATCTTTAGAGAAATATATGATTAATCTGAAAATACAGAAAGGAGAAAATTAAATGAGTTTATCTACTTTAGCTCCAATTCGATTAGAATATATGGCGATTCGAATGTGGAAAGAAGAAATGAAAAAGCTCATCGAAGAAAAATATGGTTCTAATCTTTCTAAGAAAAAAATAGACAAATTTCTCGATAAGAAAATTTTAGAATACGGGAAAAACCCAAAAGCCTTGTTAGTTAATAATTATATTAACAGAGAAATCTCTACTAATCTTTTAGAAATTATTGATTATATTGAATCTAAAAAACTTATAATTGGTGGAGAAGGTTGTTTATTTATTCAACATCCAGAAACCGATGACGATGTTCATATTCTTACCAAATTTATCATATGGGTAAGAAAGCAAAGGGATGTATTTAAAGCAGAAAGAAAGCAGTATCCAAAAGGATCTTTTGAATGGATCCTTAAAGACTTAGGTCAAAATAATAAAAAGTTAAAAGTAAACGGTTTATATGGCTGCTTGGGATGTGCATCGTTTATACTATTTAACAAATTTATTGCCGAATCCATAACAAATGGTGGTAGACAGATTATATGTAGTGCGGCAATGACATTTGAAAATTTTCTAGGAGTAGATGTAAAATATAACTTTAAGTCTGAAGTATTTACATTTATCCATAGAATTAGAAACGAAATCAGAACCAAATATCCAAGTGGAATTGATTGCTCTCCATTTTATATGGATAATCTCAGATATAAAGTAAGAGAGAAATTATGTAAAAGATGTGCTTTCCCTATCGAAATAGATTTTGTGGAAAATCTAGATGGAGTACTTGCAGATTGTAATAAAGATGAATTAGTAATCTTATATTACAAAAATAATTTTATGGAGTTCAATAAAACTCCTATCATTCGAAGCAAGCTTAAATTTATTATGAGCAATATTGATCAATTACGTTCTCCTGAATTGGATAGATTGGAAAATCCGTTAAAAGACTATGTAATGGATTCAATAAATGAGCTTGAAAAGTTCTATGAAACATTTGTAATGTATACAGAACCGATGTTTGATAGAGTAAGAAAAACTATGTTTACAGATAGAGATAAGGTGTTATATACTGACACAGATTCCACGTTCCTTGCACTTAATGAGTGGGTAACATTTATTAAGACCGATATAATGTCAAATAATTATCCAATTGAAGAAATTGAAATGAACTTCGTCTGCGTTAATGTATTAACTTATATATTAGGATTTGTAATTGATAAAGGATTAAGGAATTTATGTAAGTATATGAATATCACCGATAAATGGGCTAAAATGTTAAAAATGAAAAATGAGTTTTATTTAGCAATGATAGTATTTACTAATGCTAAAAAAAGATATATTTCAGATGCAGTATTACAAGAAGGAACTCTTTTAATTGATAAGAAAACTGGTGAAATTGGTTATCCGGAAATTAAAGGATTTGACTTTAAGAAAGCAGTGGTAAAACCACACGTAACTAAATATTTCACAGATTTATCAGTTTATGACATTCTTCGTTCTGATAAGATAAGAGTGGATTTGGTTTATCTTAAACTTCTTAAACTAAAACAGCAGATAGAAGACTCAATCAGAAGTGGCTCACATGAGTATTACAAACAAGCAAAAGTTGCACTTATAGAGCAATATAAGAAACCTTATCAAGTACAGGGAGTAAGAGCAGTGTTGTTGTGGAATTGTATATTCCCAGAAATGGAAATGGAATTACCGGTAGATGTGGACATTGTACCTATTAGATGCATATCGGATAAGAAAGGTAGACTTTGGTTAGAGCAGGCATTACCAGATGTATATGAAAAGGTAAATAATACATTTTTCCGTAGTAGTAATCCATTATTAAGCGAAATGGAATTAAAAGTAATAGCGTTACCAAAGAATGATACGGAATTACCAGAGTGGTTTTTCATATTAATAGATGAAGAAAAGATAGAATCAGACATTTTATCATTATTCTATCCTATTATGGAATCTCTAGGACTAACTGTGAATACTCTTGGTAAGAAAGTTCATTTAACAAATATGATTGATTTATAGGAGATTAGCAATGGAATGTCGTATTAAAGAAAACTGTAGGATTTTAAGAAAATTAATCATGAATCAGATAGAAAAAGATGATAGATTCAGGGTTCTTATCAAGAAGAACCCTGAATCATTTTTAAATGAAGTAAACCCTCATAGTGAAATAGAAAAAGATATATTAAAATTGATAAATACTAAAATAGTAGAATTAACATGTGATCAAGTTAGGCAATGGGAATTGGAAGATTTGCTAGATATAGTTTTTGTTCATGAATGCTTTATTTTGACATATAATAAATATAAGCCATCGAATAAGATTCCAATAGATATCGAAATTTTTTAATGTAAAGGAGAAATTTTTATGAAAGAAGATTGTTTATTTAAGGAACCGGTATTTGGTAATAATGAGAGGGAAAATTCGATACAGTATAAAACATCAAACGATTATTTTCTCGAACTTGCCAGTTTTGCAAAACTTAGCTCTGATGAATTTAATTCAAAAAGCCTTCAGGATGTTGTAGACATTATGAAAGAAGACTCTACACTTAGAAATAAGTATAGTAATATGTTAATGGTACATAAAGCACATCACAAAATGATTCAAGATTATACTAGGTTTTATATTGAGAGATTACAAGAACAATCTGACGAAGAGATTATGCATTATCTAAATAGCGATAGTGGACAAGAATTGAAGGAAATGATAAATAACCAATGTGGAACTTTACATGATTTTATTTATGTAGATACCATGATCGGATATGGTAATGAAAAAGATATAAAACATATAATGGATACAACATATGAAGAAACTTTCAATAAACCAATATCTCATTTTATAAAATCAGAATTTGTATTTGGTCATCTTAAATTAACCAATAAACGAAAGTTATACCTATAATAAGCAAATAAGGGAAGTAGAATATTCTACTTCCCTTATTTTTATACGTCATAGATATTTTATTCAAATATACATAATTAGCGTGATACAGAGGAAGGAATTGTCCTTCCATCCATATTAAATATATTTTAAGTATCTTAAATGATACAGAAAGGAGCCAAATATGGCAAATAATGAGAATATAAAATTGGTATTGGAATCACTTATGGAATTAAGCGATGATTTGACTCCAATAATGCAGGATGTGATTAAGGATAATAGTATTTTTAATCGTCTTATATTAGAGAGCATGTCATTTAATTACTTTATGTCATGTGTACACATTCTCGATTTGATTTCGTTACTAAAAGGAGAAGGAATTAGAGTACTTCTTGAGGATTATAATATTAATCCAGAACTGATAAAAATAGTATCATTATTTTTCGATCGTACTTATTTCATAGAAAAATGTATAGTAGATGCGTATATGGAGGTGAATAACTATTAAAAATTAATAAGGGTGGATAATAAAAATCCACCCTTTCTTTTTTTTTCGTAATTATCCCCACCCTCGAATATATATTAATTATGTGATGATAAGAAAGGATATATCCTTTCAAAATAAATTTGTTTGAGTCCCTCATAGATAGGGACAGAGAGGAGACAATTATGAAAGATTGGAACTATAGCGAATATGCAAAACAACTTGACCGTGAATACAGAGCGGCTCAAAAAAATTATTTTATTATAACTTTGATGTATTCCATGTTTATACTGGGATACTTCTATCCTTTTATTAAAGAAATTATAATTTCTTTAATAAAAGGATTTAAAAGAGCCTAATGGCTCTTTTTTATTTTTCTTTTATTCTTTTTTCTACTCTCTATCAATACAAAAAAGGAGGTATCTTTATGGAAGATATAAAGAAAATATGTTTTATGCTCGATATAATCAATGAAGAAGATATTAATTGGATATGTAATCCACTTGGTCAAAGATTGGTATGGACAGATCCCGATGGCAAAAATCATAACATCTTTCTACCTTTTGCCTGTACTACTGCTTCATTATGTGAAGTAGACGACTGTTATAATTATCTAAATCAACTCTATCATATTATATCATACGAATCTGACTGGATGATTAAGTTAAATGCTTATACTAGAAATCGCATGTGTTCATCCGAGGTTGACCCATATAAAATAGCAGCTTTATGTTATAATATAACTCATAAGTACGGTACTAGAAGAATTATTATGGCAGATAGATTATTCTTTAAATGGTTTTATTCTTTTAATGAACGAAAACCTGACAACGAAGACGATAATAAAGCTATTTTTAGAGTTATTACTGAAGTAATTCGTCTGCCAGGCGAAAATTATAAAGCTTTTAAAATGAAAGCATTCCTTGTACCAAATAACGATCCTGATTTTGATTTAAAAAAGGATGCTGCCATTAAAATATGTGAAATTGTGGATTGCATTGCGTATAATCATAAGGAATTTGCAAATATAATAATTGACTATATAAATAGAAAACTTATGGGTTTCAATAATCCAACAAATAATAATTACGAATGTCGTTTACTTCAAATTGCCAAATTTATGAAAAACTTGGAAGATAAGGTAGATACTACATCATTAAATGAAGTTAAACAAACAAGTTTTATTTGTATAAAAAATAAAGAATATAATATTTATGAATTAAAGGAGAAATATAATGGTTAGTATAAAGGATTTATGTTATCAATTTAAAGTAGAAGATTTAGAAGCTGAATTAGAAAAGAGTTTAATTTCGATATCGTGGACAGATCCCGTTGGTGAAAAACATGATATTTATGTAATAGATAATGATTCAGAAATATATCAGTGCTGTTCATTTTTAAAAACCATTTATTATGCAATTATTCAAAAGCCTTCTGAAAGAGATGTCGATGATCCTATCATAGTACAATATTATCGAAATACCCTACTTACCAAAGTAGATATTTATACAGCAGCATCGTTTTTATATTCAAAGTCAGCAGGTTATGGAAAGGCAAAAACTGCTATGGCATTTGCAGGGTTGTATGCTTGGTTATCTGAATTTGATAAAGATAATGAAGGAAGTCACGAAAGACCAGTACGTGAACCAAATGGTGAGTTTATTGTAAAAATGCAACGTATTGATATAGGATTATGTAGGCAATCCCAATATATTTCAAAGATGGAAATCTTTATTAAAGATCAATTCAGTAGTCGCAAACTAGTTAGTATGCTAGATGATTATCATTATAATCCAGATCTCTTTTTAAAAGAAACTATCAAATATTTGAACATGGGAGTTATTCCAGAAAATATAAATAATACAATAGATAAATACACATATGCAATGTCTATACTAAGAGATAGTATGAGATTAAACATGAAACTTAGCGATTTCGATGATAATCAGTATGTTGGATATCGAGAGATTCATTATTCGTATTGGGATAATGATAACGGCGACGTTATAGGAATTGCGGGTAATGGAAGATATATAGAAATAGACTAAATTATAATGATATGCGAAGATTAAAAAATGTCTTCGCATATTTAACCCCATATCATAGATAATTTAGATTATATATAATAATCATGATATTAATAAAGGGAGGGGTTTCATTTATGGATATTTATAAAAATGAAGAGGATTTTATACGTGATATTGAGGCAGAAAATACAATTGCGGAAAAGGTGATTATCACACGAACATATTGTCAAACAAGGTGTGAACATAATTTATGTGATCAATGCCCCATAAATCATCGAATGTCAGAAATATTGGTAAAATATTTAAAAAAAGATTAGAAAAGATGTGAGAATATATTAAGTATTCTCACATCTTTTTTTTTCGTAATTACACTAATTTCAAAAATACATAATTGTTCTGATAAATAAGGGTCAGAAATACTGAATAAGTTATATGTATATTAAGCATAGTAACAAACGGCGTTCCCTTATTATGAAAGGAGTCAATATGGGAAAAATGACTGAAGACGACAAGAAAGTATTGTCGGAGTTTGTAAAAGAATTCAACGAAGAGTTCGGATACAACCTTCGTACAGAGGAATTGGTATTATGTCAGTGGAAAGATTCTGATAGCACACAGCATCCAATCATAGTAAAAACAGAAATCGCTGATAATAAAGATGAGTTAGGTAAGCTTGAGGATTTCTTAAATGTTGTAAGCAAGGATGTAATCAAGAAAAATGTTGATACACTTATTGCCGCAGCTTCCTATCTCTACTCAAAAGTAAATGGATATGAGCATTATGCCAGATCTTTATTAGCAATATCTGAGTTAACAGCAAAAATTACAAAAGATGCTTATGTTCAGACTGTAGATGTGGATAGTGAGAAAAAACCTGACGAATCCTTAACTAATGAAAGATTCGTTCTCGATTTCTATGATGCAACTGATGTTGCATCAATTGAAGGTTTCGAGAAAAACAAGATTATTGGAGAATGTATTGGTGACTTAGTAATTGCAGCTGCTAAAACGCATGACGAGAAGCATGATATCTGGTATCATATAGCAGCAATAGCCACAAAGAATAATATTCTTTGGGGTTTCGGTATTGAGAGTTCCGAAGAATTCAATTTGAGTTCTATAATTAAATATGCGGTTAAATTGTGGAATGAATATAATATAAACATGATAACTGCATGGAAAAGAATTCCAAAGAAAACAAAATCAGAATTTACTGAGGAAACTGTGAAATTTTTAATTAAGCATTCAGAAGATGCTGAAGATATTATACACATGGTATTTTTGGATGCCAAAGTAAATAACAAGAAAAAAATCACAGGAACCGGAAAACTCAGAGAGGGCAATGAATCAGATGAAGGAACTGAAGATGGAATACTCACTATCGTAAAAACTAACAAAATCGGGCTTACTGAAATTAGTTTTGAGATGGTAAGTGGAGACGAAGTATTTGCGTATGACATAGCTCTTAAAAGAAAAGTGTCATACGAAGCATGCAGAAAAGTTTTTATCGAAATGTGGAACACAGATAAAAACTTTTTAAAACATGGTGAATTATCCGATAGCGATTCTAAGAAACTTCAAGTGAAATTCGCTTCTAAATTAATAGAACAAACAAAAACTAAAGATTTAGATAATGAAACTGATTTGGAAGAGGTAGTTCTTAAAATCGTTGCAAACGAAAAAGATAAGATCATCCAAGCTTCGAAAATCGGCAGATGATATCCAGTTGTGGTGTTTCCCTCGGTAATATTTAAGAAGAGCTATATTTAATATAGCTCTTCTTTTTTATTTCGTAATTTTATTATTTTTATTTATATATAATTGAAATGCAACTAAAAGATATTCCATAAACGAAAGGAGAATAAATATTATTATGGAAATTAAAGGAAATATACTATTTAGTATTAAAAAAGAAGGAGATGAATTCATCTCCAGTGCAGAGTTATACGTTCCATTACAAGGGAATGCTTTTTCAATCCGTATCTTTGATCTCAGTACAGAACATAAGCCAGATGCTTATGTTCTAGCAAGAACAGCTCAGGAAACATGGAATAATAAAAATGCCAGAAAACTTATTGTTGACGGCAGCTACTTAGAAGCTGGGAAAATCGCGTTGCAGAATCTGTTAATAATAGATTCGAAATGCAAACTTGATAATTCGGATACTTCACACATGTTGATTGATCGATTTAGTTTAAGTATAAAATTATATCGTGATTTTGATATTTCGCATTTTTCATTTTTCGATATAAGGGCAAATAATCCAAATCTCAAATTTGAAAAAATGACAGACGCTGCTACAGTAGAAATTCCTACTGGAAAAGCATTAGTTCAAATTGAGAAATTTGAAAAATATATAAATATTAACATCTATGATTCAGAACATGCTCTTATTTATTCGGAAAGAGTAGAATCTAATGGCGAAGATTTTAGAGATTATACTTTCAACTCTATACTGCTTGGATTATCCAGAGTCTATTCCGATAAGATAAAAGAGAAAGTTGCAAGGGATATGTTGTTTGGTATTCGATTCAACATGATGAAATTATCAAATAACTTAGTAGAACTTATAATTGAACGTCAATTTGATTATAAAGCTCAAAGATTGGTTAATTTAATTGGCGACACAATTGAGATTTAACCTACACTAAGAATAGGAGGTAGATAATAATTATCTACCTCCTATAAATCGTTCTATAACTATCTTTTATTTTTTCTTTTGGAACCCCATAATCTTTTTCTCCTATATAATTATTTCTATGAATAACTATTTTATCACACCATTGATAGATTTCGTTATCTCTTAATAAATATTTCATATGAAAATCATCTGATTTATCTTTATCTGCATATAGATGGATATTCAATCCTGTATTTATTCCTATATCAATTAAGAAATTCATTATATTTAATGCACTAGAACCACATGAGGCATAGTAATAATTATTTTCTTTATTACAATTATTCACGTTATGATATATACTAAGAATATCAAAGCAACCTTCTGCAATATGAATATTTATAGAGTGAGTATAATATAAGTCAATTTTGTTAGGTATAGAGTAAAAAGTATATGGATTAAGATTATTCATATTAAGCATTACATTATACCATCTAAAATCATGCTTATCTAGATTCGACCTTATATTTCTAAACATTATTCGGTTATTATTCGTTGATAAAAATCCTAAATAGTCAGACTCTATATGCTTACGTGTTTTAAAATCTATACTTGGTTTTGATATATGATTACATGTTAAAAAATCTTCTATATTCAACACAATTTTCAATTCTCTCATTTCATCTACTGAAAAATTAGTACCCAGACGGGCATTTATATATTCTCTCTTCATTTCGTGTAAAATCGTACTATCTACAGCAGGAACGTAAAAATCTTCATAATGGTCACTAAATATACCTTTGTATTTTTTTTTCGATTTCTTATTATAAATCTTCAATGAATTTAGAGAATCTTCGTCTAATTCAACTCCCCATTCAATTAACATTTCTCTAGTTACTAAACCACTATCATTACATCTAAAGCATCTATATAACATAGGTGCATCATCATCTACATTTATTCTTATTGAAAGATGTGCATGTGATTCATCATGACTATCACCACATGCTGTACATCTTATAACATGCTGAGTATTGCTTCTATTTGGATAATAAACTGGTAATTCACTTAATTGATCAATTATTTCTTGCTTAAGTTCTCTATCTGTTATTTTCATTTTTTTTTTGGTTTCTCCTTTCGTTTATAATTTAGAGTTCTTCTAATTCTTACTAATAATATATCAATGTATCCTATTTTACTAATGAAACAAATTGAATAATCTATGCTCGAATGTTATATTTTGAGTAAATAAAAATATAAATATAAAGGAGGGTCTTTTATGTTTACAGAGAGTTCAAAGATTGTAACCTTTGGAACTAAAGTTATGGAAGATGAAAACATGGAAGCCTTAGAAGAATTCATTACTCCAGAAACTGAATATACTTTTGAAGTATGTGACGGATTCGCAGTTGAATCTTTAGGTTCTATGTTTCCTTGTTCAGACGATAGTGTTGTAAATTCTGTATTAGAATCTATCAAGAGAAAAGTAGCTTCTATTGATAACCTTACAGCATTAGAGTCTTATAGTGAAAAATTTGAAAATATTTTAAATTTCTTCAATGAACCAGTAAGAAATATGAGAGAAATTTTAAATACATATGAACCAGGTACTGAAGAATTTAAGAATGCTTTAGAAAGTCATCTCCCTCAATTATCATATGTGAAAAATATGTTTAATATTGGATCTAAAGATAGTTGTAAACTTGACGATATTAAGGAATGCAGCAATGTACTTAAAACTATCAGCGAAGTAATCAGTTCTCGTAGAGAAGAGATCGCTACTGAAAGTAAAGAAAGTACAAATAAAGATTCCGATGATGGGGATATTAAAACAAAGCATGGAATTGAAGATGATCGTAAATTAAAACCGGTAGACCACGATATGCTTACAGAAAAAGAATTTGCATTAGCTATGAGTATGGCTAGACATTTTGCAAAGGAAGAAAAGCAGGGAAAAGATGTGCCGGATATCGGTGGCGGAAGTAAATGGCAAGATGTGGTTTTAGGAATTGAAAAAGGTCATTATACAGTAAATGCATTATGTGATCTTGCAGGTGGTGGTGTATTTACCAAGGATAAAGATGGTAAATTAGCTGCTGTAACTGGTAAAGATAGTGCTGAAGAAGCATATCAGAGAACAAACGGTGCAGTTATTGTAGATAGAGATGAAGACTTAGATGATGAAGGTCATATTAAGCAATCTGCATTATATAAAGCTACTGGTTCTAGCAGTAAAGCTAAGAATGCAGGTGAAAAAATTAAAGAAAATGAAGAAAGAAAAAAGAGAAAGCCAAGTACTGCTAAAGAGGCTTTTGAAAATTTCTTAGATGATATTTATGTAGAACCTGTAAATGATTCTACATGTGCAGAAGAAGGATATATTGCATATTTAGATGATGAATTAATCTGCGATGCATTGGAAAGTTTATCCGAGTATCCTGCGTTATTTCACACAATAGATGATATTGAAGATTTATATAACTTACAGATTTTAGACAGAGAAGAATTATCTCATTTAAATGCTGCAATTGAATCAGCGATTGAATATGAATTAAACGACGAAGAATTCATTGAATATATTGCGGAAGAAGGTTTGCTCGATAAAATCAGAGATAAAGCTTATAAAGTTGAAGATAAAATTGAAAAAACTACAAGTAACATTTCTACCAGTCTCCGACGAGCAAAAACTAATCTTGAATATAAAATTGATAAGAATACAATTGGTAAAAAGGTGAACGAGCTTAAAAACCAAGCAAAAGTTAAATTAGCCGGATCTGATAGAACCAGAATTTCAAAAGCGTTTAATGGTGCTACTAGAGTTCTTAATGCTTTTAAACATCCTGCAGGTTCAGCTTTTATAAATGGTGTACTTAGTGGTTTAGGTGGTTTATTAGTTGTAACTGGATTAAATAAAGCGTCGAAAATTAACTCAACTTTAGATAAAGCATCATCTAATGCTGGAGTACTATCTTCATGGAAGTTTTTATTTGATGAATTAAAGAATAATCTCAGTAGTAGCGCTGTTGCCGATAAAACTAAACAAGTTATAGCTGGTTCAGCATTATTATCAGGATTAGATTATGGTACCGTAATTGCTGCAATGTTTACAGTAGGTCCGGCAGCTTCAGCTGCAATAAAAACAGCATTAAATAATCATTATATCAATAAATTTAATACTGACTTTATAGATTCAAGAACAAAAATTGAAGATAAATATGATGAGTTAGAAGAAGAATATAATGCGTTAATTAAGAATTCTGATGATGAGATATCTAAAAAGAAAGATGAATTTATTATTAAATGTAACAATTTCATCCAGGAAACAAATGATTCACTCGATGAAATGAAAAACAATTTAAGCGTGCTTGTAAAACAGGCAAAAAATCAACGTAAAGAAAAAATTTCCAATGAGAAAGAAGAAGAATTATCAAAGCTTAAGCAACAAGATGAAGAAAGAGTAAGAAAGAAAGAAGAAGCAAAACAAAACAAAAAAGGGTTCTTAAGTTCTACGAAAGAAAAATTCTCTTCTGCTAGTCAGTCTAGAAACATTGCAGTGGCTGGCGAAAGTCTTCAGGAGATGCTCGGATATATTTCAAACGAATATTATGTAGATGGAGAATGTATTAATCCAGAAGAGGCATTAGAAGGATTACAATCTACATTAGATTGTATGAATGATTTTGCAAGTATGATTATTGATATCGAAGACGACGAAGAAAGAAATAGTATGATGTCTTGGTATAAGGAACAGAAAGGTCATATTACTTCTGCTATTGAATCTTTATCAAATACCAAAGAAAATGATGATGAATTCTCTGGAAAATTATACTCTGCTTTAGAGGGCTTAGTTGGATATGATATTTTATTTGAAGGAATTTCCGATACCTTTGATGTAATTGCATTAGAATCTTTAACTCCATCAGAGTTGACTAAACTTAACATTGCTATCGAAACCGCAATTAATTTGAACATGTCTGATGAAAAATTTGAAGAATATTTAGCAGAAGAGGGTTTTAAAGATAAAATTAAATCATTGGGAAGAAAAATTAAGGATAAGTACTACGATGTTAAAGGTAGAGTACAATTAGGAGGAAGTGTAGTAGAAAATACTGCAAAAAAAGTAAAGGATAAATACACCAAATTAAAAGAAAATAAAGATGACGCTAAAGAAATCAAGAATCTACAAAAAACATTGGCAAAGCTTAAATCAAGCATTACAAAATTATACAATGATTTAGAAAGTATGAAAGATGTTGAATATAATGATAAGTCTAAATCATCAGTAAGATTTCTGAAGATACTTACTGCTACTGCTTCTGTTTTATTGACAACATATTCGGCATTAGGATTACATGCAATTAAGTATAGCTGTAACAATATGGAAATATTAGTTCATAATTGTTTAACCGCTATTGGATTTATTGGCACTTTAGTTGGGAACCGTGTGGGCACATCGGAGGAAAATAAAAGTCGTAAGAATCGAGACGAGCAATCAAAAAAAATATATAATCTACTTCCAAACCTTAATGAAAAAAGAATGAGTTTGATGAATAAAATAAAAGAACTATTGGAGGAATATAACAATACTGATTCAAATAACAAAACAGATCTCGAAAACCTATTAAAGAAGTTTAATATTATACAGCAAGAAATTGAAAAGTATCTCAACGAATTTTATAAGAACTTCGAGAAAAACTTTAAAGAAGCGACTAATAACGAAAAAAGTTTAAATGTATTGAATGGCATAGATGAGGAAATAACTGACAAAGAGAAAAAATTGTCAGAACTCAGACAGTCCTTAGCTAAAGTAAAAAAAGACCCAATGGGTGATTCAAAAGCATATCAAATTGAAAAAGATATTGAAAAAATCACAAAAAGTGTAGATAAACTGAAAATTCATCGAAAAGAGATTATCGATGAACGTAAAAACTATGGAATTGAGTCATTTATTATTGAAATAATGAATGATAGAATACCTAATATTATAAATAATTTTGACTATTATGATACATCTGATACTGCACTAGAAGGTGTAATCAGACTAAACTTAGTACTTAATGATTTAGATAACATTTTGCCAAATATCAGTTCTGATAAAGAACTTATCGATGCATATTGCTATACACGAAACATTATTAGTGAAGCAATCGAATCTTTATCTCTTAATATTCCGTATGATTACGATATTGCATTTGAAAGCATTTCTTCAATCAATGACCAAGTAGAAGATGATCTATTCGTTGCTTTAGAAGGTGCTATTAAGAATCAGAAACATCCTTGGGTAATTAATTACAACGCTCTCATGGCTCAGATTAATTCCAGTAATAAAGCAGCAGCTAAATATTATAAAGCTAAGAAGTATAAGGAAGCTACAGATTCCTTAAATACAGCAGCTCATGCTTGTAGAGAAGTTATTGATAATATCTCTTCTTTAAGTGCAGATGAATATTGTGAATTTTCTAAGAAGAAAGCAGTATCAGAAAAAGCTCTTAATAAATTCAAAGATAATTATCGAAACGAAATCGAAAATATCTTAAAGAAGATTGATGGTACAAGAAATAAGATCAATAAAAAATCTAAACCAGAATCTGAAGATGCGGCAGAAGAATCTTATATTGCTGAAGCATACAAAAATTATTTAAGAGAAGTAGGTTTAGATGAAAATGGTGAATTAATTGATTCTGAAAACAACCCAGAACACATTGCAGCAGTAGAAGCATATTACGAATTGCGTTCTGAAACAGAAGATGCTTTATCTGATTTAGATATGATTATTTCCGATGTGATTTAATCAAATTTAATATCCGATAACTTAGATATAACCTAATTACGGTTAGATCCTATTTGCCATTTTAATGTATTAGACAGGAAACGAAAAGATCAGGATAAACAATTATCCTGATCTTTTTTATCCCCTGATTTAACATTTAAATACGCAAGTAGTTATAGGATTAAAATAGATGCCATCTTTTGAAAAACTAGTAGTAGATTTAGTAAGCATATAAGAGCCTGTATATTTTTTATACTTTATATCTTCTAGTGTTAGTAAAAAGTGTTTATTTGGCGTAAGCATATTTAGATCTATACTACCAAATCCCATATGAACTACCTTACTATACGAAGAAGTAGCTTTCTTAATAGCAGAAGTAGTATCATCTCCTCCAATCATAACGGCATAATCACTCTTATTCCCACCTTTACACTCATCCATATTTAAAGGATCTAATGCAACTATATCGTCTGACATAGAATGATATGCAGCTACACTTAAATCACTAAATTTAAAAGTGGTAGGTTGAATAAGTAATAAATTAGCTTTTTCTATATTACTTTTAGCACATCCGGTATTAACTACATTATTACTACCACCCTGATAATACAGATGAGTTGTCTGATATTCATTAGTTGTATAAGCTGTACACTTAGGGGATTTATCAATAATATATGATCTATCTAATCCGTGATAAATTAACGTTCCGTTAGAATGGAGTCCATAATTATGACAAATTCTTTCAATGTGTTCATATGCTCTTAGTGGTGGTAACTTAAATTCACAATATCTCTTATTATTAGTAGGTGGACTAAGTAATACATTCGATATATTAGCCTTAGTTAACACAAATGCTAATATATTTACAAGAGTATCATTACTTACAATTGCATTAACTACGGTATCTAAGTTATCTATTAAACTCTCGTTATATAAAGTAAATTTACAAGATTCCATATTATGAATGTCGGTTTGCTTAACAGAATATCCTAACGAATCTTCCAATTCTTCCATCTGGGAATCTAATAAGGATCTGTCCTGTTTTTCTATATACGCAATATATTTCCCTTCTATAAATTTATGCACCGAATCTTCTACATACGATTGACCAGTTCTATCTGAGTAATATTGTACTTGCATCGCAAAATCAATATGAATATCGAGAGGACTCTTTTTTATAGCTCTTTCGACAAACGATGGTAATTGCATATTTATTTGAAAGTAAGGATAATAATAGTGCTCATAATCATTATCTAGTATAATCTCTTCAATATTCTGTACCGGTACAGAATATAACGAAGATAAATTAGGAGAAGATATATAGCACTTAGTTACTAAATACCTACATATTGATACTTTATACTTTTTAAAATCCATATAATACCTCCTATTATAGATTTTATAAAAATGTCAAAAATAAAAGAAAAAAAGAGAGCTCTAGGCTCTCAAAATTTCTTTTTCGATAATTTCGGCTTTATCGAAAAGCTCTAAGTACTCTTTTCCAAGAGTACACTTTGAACAAGCACCAAAAGGTGTTATACACTTATCGCATACCTCTTGAATCGCATTCATTCGTTTGGTTATTTTTTTCAATTCTCTTCTCATATTGATCTCCTCTCTCCCCTTACTCAGAATGGGGACTGCAAATTTATCTTTTGATAAGTTCGAAAGATTACATATCCATCTTTCTTATTATCATATAAACAATATATTTTTTAAAGAATAAATACTTACGAAAAAATAAAGAAATAAAAAAGGGGAGACAGGGCTCCCCTTGAAACTGAGCAATGACATCTTAATCTATTGCGACCAATTTATTATCACTACTCAATTTCCCTTTATATTCCATATTACAATGAAGACTTATGTTTCCGAGAATATCTTTAAGATGATTCTCTTTTGAATCATATTTTTTAATTAATTCTAAGAATTTATCAGATATAACATCTCTATCTGCGTTCGGTTTGTCAAAATATTTACCATCGACCAGTCCGGTATTCCAAGCCTCGATAATACCCATCTTTAAAGCAGTTGTCGATGGTCTTTGATTATGAACAGTGTCCGGATAACATGCGAGTACAGCTACATTATTGATTCTCACTATACAACTATCAACAAACATGTCACATTCATATCTGATAGCTATATTTACCACATTAACAATTTCGGGTTTTGATAAGTTAGCTTTTACTTTTCTACTACCCATTTTTGCCCATCTCATTGTTCCTAATACATGCGCCTGAATTCTGTTATACATATTTTTCTCCTCTCGTATATAAGGTCTCTTTGTTATACAATATAACTTATCCACTCTAATGGTCCTTACACTCATATTTATCATATATAATGCAAAAAGAAATATTTACGGGTATTAAATATGGTGGGTAATCATATTACCCACCATATTAATTTATTATCTATTCATTGTCTGAAAAAGATTCATCATTGTATTCTGTAATTTCCTCTTCATACTCTTCTTTGACTTCGTCAATAAGAGTTTCCATATCGTCGTCTTCATCATCTTCAAATAAATTTGTAAATACAGAAACTGATTTATTTAATTTATCCATTTGAGCGGCAATAGCACCTGTATGAATCTCAATCTTGTTTACAGCATCAACTAATTCCTTTGTTAAAGCCTCATTACGATCTGCAAAATTATAGAGTCCTTCAGCATTTTCTGCAATTGAATCAAGATATCCACACATATCACTCTGCATACTATTGATACATCTAAGTCTAGTATTGATTCTTTTAACATATTTCGCAACTACAGCTCCTGTAACGCATGCTACTCCAATACCTGCACCGATAATAACTTTGTCAATTTTCATATAATTGACCCTCCTTTTAAAGTAAAATATTGTAATGTAGTGTTAGTTCTACACTAAAATGATATATCTTCATAATGAGAAATAAAATAGAGAGAAGTAGTTTATTCATACTTCTCTCTATTATCTACATAAAACTATTTAAAATATCTTTATACTCTCTACGATATTTAGCTTCAGGTGCTAAAAAGATAGTACCAGACTTTTCTGTTTTTACTGATAAAATACCATTTTTATCCATAGTAGCAGATTCAAGTGCTGGATATAAATCATATGCAATTCGTTGTACTTTCTCAGAAGTCTCAAATAACATATTTGTGAAAGATTCTGTTGCAAATTGAACATCCGTAGATTTTACAATTTCTTTGATTGGTACACCCTCGGTCATATAACAATCTTCACATGCGTCGATAATAACATTATCATGACATACAAAATTACCTTCACCGATAACATCAATAGTACCATCGGCATTTCTTTTTTGTGGTACTACACATCTTACTGAAAATCCAGGCACAATGCCCTGTAAAATTCTTTTTCTTAATTTATTACCTGGACCACTAGGACCATCATCAATAGTATCTAATATAGCATATACAGCCTTATCTCCATCCCATTCATATTCTCTAGCAACGAAGCATATTCTTTCTGGATCGATAGTCATTATACGCTCAAGTGTTACTTTACCACTATCTGGTACTGGATGACCTGCTTCACCTGGAATACCTCCACGTTTTTTAAGCATTCTAGTAGGAATAGGTGCAGTCATCATTTTTTTCATATATTGTACAGGCCATAGTCTACCATTTAAGGTTCTCTTACCAAAACTTTGCATTTTAGACTTAAATCTTAAAAAGTTAACTGTTTCCTGTTTGGAATTGGTACCCCCTTTGTCCGAAATGATTTCTATGGATGGTTCAGATACAGATTCCATCAATACACAGTATTCTAAAATAGAATCAGGATTTCCTCCTGGTACATTAAACATATTAAATCACCCATCTTTCTATATAATCTATTATGAGTATGCTGTATACAATACCCGAACTAATTATTAAATAGTTCGCTAATAGGTTGATATAGCGAACGTTATTAATAGCTTATATGAAAGGAGGAGAGTATATTGAATTATGTACAATCTAATTCTGTCTATATCAATACTGAAGTCGACAGTCCAGGTGCTTTGTATCAGAATATTAGAAAAATTAAAAGTATGAATGAAATGGCAAATTTCATTTTAGTACATATAAAATGTATTCCTAAATATGAAAAGATTATCTGTGAAGTAATCAATAATCTTCCTCATACCAATGAGCTTCATATTGATTTAATCTATCAATTAGTAAAAGAGCCTATTGAATATTGTGAGAAAATATCTTCAAGTAATGAAAACGATTCAATAAACCAATATTATCGAAATGAATCTTTATTCTTGAGTTCTTATGAATCAACTATAGAGCACTATATAAAAGTAATACAAGCATATGCTTTTTGGTTCTTTGGAGATATGACTAACAAATTTAAAGGAAAACCTCTAAATTTATCAGGATTATATAATGTGAAAGATAATGATTGTTTATCTGAAGATAGTAGGTATTATAGCATTGGCAAAGAAATTATCATTCCTTTTTTACTTATGTTATCTACTCCTGCAACCATAGACAAGTATTGGAATTTATATCCTGAATATAAAGAAGCCGTTATCAATTTCTTAAATCCGGATGGTCTCAGCGATAAATATGAAATACTTATCGATCATGATGCTCTAGTATCAGCTATTGCAAGTATTTTACCTCCAGTATCCACAATAATGAGTCCTAATCTCTCCAATTTTACTTTATATAAACGACAAGCTGAAGATGTTATATGTACAAAGTTAACAGAGAAGATACGAGATATCTACACAGAAATAGAAAGTGGTAAAGAAGATATAGAAGGATGTATATATACAGTCATCGGTAATATAAATAACACTTTTTCAGGTGATTTTGAGCATAGAATGAACACTATAATGCACATGTTATATTGTACAAATAATCTTTTTACAAAGAAAAAGGAAATCAATGTAGCAGAGAGCTTAGGATTAAAATACTATGGTGAAGATGCATATATTGTCTATAAAGAAGCCATTAGAATTTACACTTATACTGTAGCTAATTTGGAATTAGATGAATATAGTCCTAAAGAGATTATAAGTAAGATTGTGGATAACTTACTTGCATATTGCAAGGTAATTTCAGATGTATATAAAGTAGATCCTAAAGTGACAAAATCTTTTGTATTAAATGCTTTAGTGTCTTTAGGAACGAATCCTGGCACTTATATTCATCCAGTTATTTCTTTATATGAAAAGAAAGCTAAAATTGACCATGAACCATCTCAAGAAAGTATTGATTTTATAAATGAAGAAATGTCTCTTTTTATTAACAATTTCGATGAAGATAATGATGATTTTTACGATATTGAAGAAGAGGAAGCAATTGAAAGTAAAATAAGTAGAAGAATATCAAGAACCGTTGGTCTTGATAAATTTGCTAGAAGATCTTTCAACAAATACAAAAGTTTTAGAGATAGGGAAGGTCAAATTGACGTAACACTTACTAGTTGGGCAAAGGCTTTAAAGAATTTAGTAATTGGAGATACGAGAACCGAAATTATCGAAGGTAAACAATACACAGTATTAGGTGTATTGAAAAAAATCTTTGGTATTGGATTAGTATTTAGTACATTTGGTAAGGTAAAAGGTGTTCTAGCATTGATAGTAAGACATTGCCTGAAAAAGAAAGCTACAAATAAAGAAAAGAAAATGATTATCCAAGAACTAGATTCAGAAATTGAAATCTGCGAGGAAAAAATTGAAGACGCCAAAGGCGATCACAAAAGAAAAGAGAAGTATAAATTAATGAGGATTAAAAAAGAACTAGAAAATGCAAGAGCAAAAATAAGAATCGGTATGGGTGTTCCATATGAAGCAGCAGGTCTGGTAAAGGATGAACTAAAACAAAGAAGGAGGTCTATACGAGAATGAGTGTTTATGAAAAGTTTTACGGTATGATCGGGATAGACCTAACTGGTGCGTATGAAGCACCAGTAGAATCCGATATTCTATCTGAAGTCGAAGCAGAAAATGAACGTATAAATAGTGCAGGAGATCCTTCTATTGAAGAAAACATGAATACTCCATCAGATGGAGAAGATACGTATAATGAGGAAGAACAGCCAGTGGAAGAAACAACCAACGAAGAAATTCCTTCAGAGGGAGAAGAATATGTCGAAGAAGAATCAGTTGAAGGAGAGGAAATGGTTGATGAATCACAACCTGTAGATGATAATTCTGACAATACTGAGTTGGAATATCAGAAGAAAGTAAATGTCCATAAAAATACAAGAAAACTTTTAGCAATAATGAATCTTAGTAGAGATGCATTCGAACAAAAATTCAGTAATCATGTTAATGGTGAATATCATGACGATTATCATAAAATTATAAAATGTTTTGATGATATGATAACCATCACTAATAATGTGTTAATTGAGAAATTCTCTAATGGTGATTATAATACTCTTATTAGGCACTATGTATCTTTAACTAAAGTATATGATTTGGTAACTAGAATGGTAGAAAAATTTGTGGATGATCATATTAAAGAAAATGATGAAACCAAATCATAACAAAAAATTGAGTTGATTTCATGATATAAATATAAGCAGTTTAGAAAGTTTATAAGATACAATAAAATAAATCAATTCATTTTATAGCGTAAAAAATTGAATTAATATCTAAAGGAAAGTGAGGAAACTAATTATGGCAAATAAAATTGTCGGAAATAATTACCAAGCTGATGAATCCCTTGGTTTTAAACAAGACGTTGCATATGCATTTGAGGCTTATGCCGGTTCTGGTACAAGCTTAAGTGCAGATTTTGGAAAAATTTTAACTTCTCCTGAAATGAGAGAAAACTTTTTAAGCCTTGCAATGGAATCTGTGGCTACATCTCCAGCTCTTACAAATGGTCCATGTACTACAACTCCATTCTATGATAACTATGCTGAGAGATTAGGTATGCTCTTGGATAACTCCATGAATCAGATCGCACAAGAATCTGTTATGTTAGGTTATGCCCCAATTGTAGCATACAATCCATTCTTCTTAAAGAAACAGTGGGTAGCTAACGTATTCAAGGATGTTCTTATGTCAGAAATCCCTCAGAATGCATTAATTGAAATTGGTTATGAAAAGAGATATATTAAGGCTTTAGATGGAACCGAGTATGCTATTCCAGATATTAACTTCGACGATAAGAAGATGCAGGAATTAATGGATGCTTCTACAGGATTAAGTATTAAGAATGAGCCTATTGAAATTTCTGCTTTTAGTCCTTATCTTGAAGTGCTTACAGAAACTTATGTTCCTGGTATTATCGAAGGTGATCAGGCATATCAGCTAACTCAGGAAATCTATGTATCTGCTGTTTATATGAATGATGATGCTGGTACAGAAGTTACAATTCCTACAAATATACGTGTAGACATCAATACTCACAACTTCGTAAAAGGTAAGATTAAATATGTTAATCCAGATACAAAGGTAGCTACAGAAGATGAAATCTTCGGTAATGTAGACTTCCAGAATGGTCGTGTAGTATTACGTAGTCGCGATGAAAAGATTACTAAGGTGGTATTGTCTGGTAAGATTTCTAACAGATTCAACCAGAGATCTCTCGGCGACGTTGAACGTAGAGTAGAAAGACTCGAGTTCGTTATGCCAGAATCTGGTCCAAGATTAAATTCCGCAATTACAGTTGAAGAAGCAGCTGACGCTATGGCTCTCCAGAAGATTGACCTTGTAGCAGATAAGGTAGATGTAATGGGTAGAACATTAGCAGAACTTCAGGATTTTGATATTAGAACATTCCTTGACAGATCCTTTGATGCTCAAAAGCAGATTGCTATGGGTCCTTATGGATTTGGTTCCATGGTTGCAGAAGCAAGCTTCGATTCTCTTCCATATGAAGGTTACACTGGTAATGTAACAACATGGATGGGAGATGTAAGAGAATACTTCGAACGTTTAATTCAGGCTCTCAAAGATATTCTCTTAACTCCAAATATTGTTATCAATGTAGTAGGTAATCCGGCATTGGTAAGATTCTTACAGAACGGTATTCAGTGGGTATTTACAGATTCTACACAGATTTCCGGTATGAAGATTTCTTATGACTTTGGTATTCTTACAACATCTCAGGACAAGGTACATATTATCACATCTCATTATATGCGTCCTGAAAAGGGATTAAGATTTGTAGTTATTCCTACTACTCCAGAAATTATTACATTTAAGCATTATTGGCAGAACGTTGTTATTGACCGTGGTTACAGACATCCTGTATTCACTCTTACTCCAAATATTATGTGTACTCAGCGTACATTAACATTTGAAGTATTGCCGGTTCAGGGTAACTTCTACATCGATGGTCGTGAATTATTCAGTCCTACAACATTAAAGAGAGTTGCTGAAGAAGATACGACTACCGAAGGAACTGATCCTGGTACGGACGATACTGGCACACAGGAACCAAATGAACCATAAAAAATAAAATTATGCTGCAGGTAAAATTACCCCTAGATGATATCATCTAGGGGTAATTTAAATTCATTATTTTAAAATTTAGCTTCAATGAAATATTCTTTGAAAGTCTCTTTTCTTTTAAGAATTTCTATAGTCATCTCATCTAATTTTAGATTCTTCATATCACTATCCTCTGGTTGAGCATAGTGAATAAATAAATCTCCGTCATTCAACATAAATTCTTTATAGTACTTGACAGAGAATAGATTCATAAACCGCATATCCGGATTATGTAGTTGCTTATAGAATATCATTTTTTCTTTTGCTCTAATTTCTTTATCTGGTTCTTCGATAAATGGAAGATTAGATACAACTTCTAGAAGTATATCATCGAATTTATCTTTGCTATCTAAATCCATTACTTTACCATTTACACCAATAAATAATCGTAAATAATCTGGCAATATAGCACCAATTGTTAATCTACAATGGGACACATCCATCAAAAATGAATATGGTATATCATCTGGATTATCCGGAATATTAAACTGTGCAATTATATTAACTTTAGCACAGTTTGTGATGATTACCCTATATTGTGTACATATACACAAATTTCCATCGGCATCGTTAGCTTTAATTCTACTCTTAACAATCATGCCATTTGAGCTTACCATATTTGCTTTAATCTTGGGATAGATTTTATCATAGAATCCAGTTTTTTCGGATATTCTAAGATTCTCCATATCTGTTCCAAAATCATTACATAACACAACCAATGAACCATGATTCAAATGATTGTATACCAACTCTCTAAATTTATAATTTGATTGCATTAAATTCTTGATGATCGATGTACGATATTCTACATAATCATTTATTGAATCAGATTGTTCAGCTGGTGCTTCGTAATCTGGTTTATACTTTTTTATTACTTCTGGTAATGTCAAATGAAATATTGCAAACTGGACGTTTAGTGAGTGAAATTCAGCAAACTTTGCATGGTATAACAATATCTCATGCTTCTTATAGAATTCACTTTTCATATCATCAATCTCGTGCCAATGATCGAGTATATTGTCTGTACCTTCTAATATTATTGATGAAAACACGTCTACAAAATCATCTAATTTAAAATTAGAATATTTAAATACACGCTTAATGAAGGATGAAGCATCCTTATCTTCTTCTGGTGTCATTCTTTGAAGAATGTCAAGTCCTACACCATATGACTTACCAAATATATCATATACAGCATCCATTTTCATTAATTTTCCTCTTACGAATAAAACTTCATTAATATCCATTTCTTTATCCTCCTTTGTTTTTATGGAATTGAATTCGTGTTGATATCTTTTATCAACATCATAAATATGATATATAATTATAAATCTATACAACACAGATATAGAATAGAGTTGTGGCTTTATTTATTCCCTATAAGACTAAATCCGAAGAGTTATTTGATATTTCTCTTCGGATTTTTAGTCCTTAATTATCAATTTATAAACGAACTTTCATTTAGATAAAATAATTATATGGGGGTATGATAATGACAAAACAAGAAATTCGTGAGCATTTATATAGATTGTGTAATCAACAAGATCAACTTAACTGGTTTAAATTAAATAAATTCTTAGACCATTTATTGGATTTTATACCTATTAGAGAAGAAATCTTTTGTGATTTGGATAATGAATTGATCCAAGATGTGCATATTACAAATTATTCATTACTTAATAAAGTATTCGAAGGAATTGAAAAATCGATTAAAAAACAAGATTATGAACTCGAACTTCTATTTGATATAATGACAAAGCATCCAGAAATTATCGAAGTGATCGTAAAATTAGATGCGAATGATCTTTCAAAAAATCTTGCAGAATTAACAAATTTTTTATGTGATTATAAAGATACTAGAATTGAGTATTTTAATAATAAACTTAAAAATCTTGCATACTTTGCATGTGAGGTTAGGTATTATCATCATAACTATATCCGTAATAAGAACCAAATACCCGATTATTTCAATTATGTATTTGGGAAAGATTGTATAAATCTTAAATTGTTCATTGAGTATTATGCTCAACTTTTAGATACAATTTACGATTATTTGATAAGTGGTAAACGCAGTTCATTCGTTGATTTCGATAAAGTTAATAATAATATTGAATCGAGTTTATACTATGTATCCGCTATAGAACTTTTTACTATATCTGAAAACGAACACGTGCATCCATGTATTAACATACTGGAAGAATTTGGTAAACGTATAAATGAAGAATATGATAAATATTGGTGGCTACGAGAAATACATGAAGAAAAAATGAAAAAGGACAGTATAAATCTCACATCAACTCACTAAATATATGAAATAAAAGAGTCCAGAATTTTAAAATTCTGGACTCTTTTAGGTGAGAGTGAATGAAAAAAACATTATCGTTGTTCCATTTACGTTATGTGCTCTGTAATACTTTCATTCTTATATTAAAGGAGGTGATTTTCATGAATTGTGTCATGAGAAATCTAAAGAATGTCTCATTTGATTTTTCACTCTCAATATATGTAAAATACCGTAAAGTATTAATATAAATGTAAATCTATATATTTTTTCTTATAAGACTTACATGTAATTTTATAATGAAGGGAGATGATAAAATGAATAATCAAACTGAATATGATAAATTAAAGATACTTGTTGATTCTTGTATTGACGATAAAAATAAAACTATTATTGAAATAGAGAATGCATACGTTAATTCCAAGATTAGTAAAATGGATTATCACAAACTATTAAAACTTTTAGGAGAGTAACTGAAGGAGAGGATTAGATTGAAATCTAAGTCCTCTCCTTTTTTACCCATTTCTACACATAAATTTAATATTAAAAGAAAGGAAGGTATCATGATATGGCATCATTAATTAAAGTTGAACAGTCTTCCTATGTAAAAGATGTCGTTGATACATATGCATCAAATAAAGTAAGTCAATATTCTAAATATTTGAATCTTACTCCAACATTTGTTACATATCTTGCTGTTAATCAAATTATGAGTAGAGCCGATACAGGTACAGGAACTGTCAATAGCGAAACTGGATATAATTCTCCTTTAAGATTTAATAAAATTATTGGATTGCCGGTTTATAATATACCAGTTTTATCTCCAGATATATTATATGATGAGACTGGCATGAATCTGGAATTAGATCTGAATGATATCGTACTATTACCGGATACAGTCAAACCTACAGTACCAGATTACATGGTTATAGATTTACCAGAAGGTACACAAGTTTTATTTAGGGTGAACAGTTTTAGGTATAACACAATCCAATCCAATGAATTTGTATCTATACAATTAGAGCTTAAAGATTATGGTAAAGATGTTCTATCTAAATTCGATAGTCAGATTGTTAAAACATACTATACAGTATTCGAGAATATAGGTACTGAGGATAAATGTTTTATCGAAGAAGAATCTGTAGGAGCAGTTAATTCTTTAGTAGATGGTATTAATGAATGCATAGATCTCTATCAAGAAATGTATTATGATAAAGGAGTAGGAGGGTATTTATTACCGAACGAATATGATTCAAATCAAGTAATTTACGATCCTTTTATTACTAAATTTATCAATGACTTAAATTTATTTCCACATTCAGCTTCTACTCTTACTACCATGCCTTATTTAGATTATAATCCATATGGTTCTGAATTGAAATATAAAAGATCTTTACTATATGCAATAGCTACTGGTAGTAACAAATTCTTACTTGATAAATTATATTATTACCTTGGTCCGGTGGAAAGTCCGGCATCCCCTTTAAACGTTTATGGGTATAATGCTCTTTCCATTAAATTAGTTATGGTAGAGAAAGATAATAAGTTAACTGATTATTATGATAAATGGGTAAAGAAATGTGTAATATATGGGGATTCAATATATCCAATTCCACTCGAAGACAAAGAAGAGAATGATACTGGTGAAGAAAATGAAAGTTATATTTCAGATATTTCTACATATTCTCACACAATCAAAGTACCTCCTAAGAAACCTAAACCCATCAAGTCAGAAAAAAAGAAAATTATATTAGAGGATTTTGATCATACAAGAATAACAAATTCAGAAAAAGGTGAACCTACCGTAGAAGATTATGAAACCATATCCAAATATAGTACTAGCGAAATATATATTCTGGATACTATCGTTAAGTTTATGGCTGGTGTGTTAGAGGATATCAACATTCCTATTTTAATAGATGCTTTAATAACACCTTGCAGATTTAGTTATTTTTATGGACCAATTATGGTAAGAATCTTAAAGAGTTTGTATGATAACTACTTCACATCTACTGAGGAATAGTTAAGATACCCGTTTTAACAATGGATTTAATATTATAACTATATGAAAGGAGTTATAGACATGAATATATTTGATCAAATTGCAAAGAATGTACAAAGATCTTCTGTACCTGCCATTGAATCTTTAACAGAAGCAGAAATCGATGGTATGATTGTAACTGAATCAGAAGAAGATACTATTGGTATGGCTATGGAAGCAATGGGCATTCCTGTAATGTATAAAGAAGATAAAGTTGATGAGTCTGAATTAACAGCTAAGGAAATTGAGCAATTATATAGAGCTGGAATCGAAGACGAAGACGAAGATGATTACGAAGATGAAGAAACTCTTGAAATGATTGTAGATAACTATATTGAAGAAGCATATATGCAGGAAGAGCAAGATGCTTTAGGTGAGTTATCTGAATCTGACTTAGAAGATATCGATGATGATTTTGATGACGGTCTTGAAGCATATGTACGTTTAGATGATGAACCGGCTATGGAAGGCAAAGTCCAAAGTCGAAGAGTCAAAGCTGCAAAAGTAGAGTATAAAATGATGAAAGAAAATCTTAATGCAATTAAGATTAGCATTAAACAGCAGCAGAAAAAAATTAAAGAAGCTAAAACTCGTGCAAAGACAATCGGTCCAAATGTCCAATATATGATGGAATTGACTAGGGATTTAGATAAAATGGTGGCAAATCAAGTAGAATGGACTAGACGTTTGAATGAAGCAGAAGCAGTTATTAAGAATGGTGGATATACTGCTGAGGAGATCGAATATGAAAATCAGATGAGAATGGAAAGACAAGCTATTGTAGATAATAGAGAAAAAGAAATAGCTGTGGAAAAAGCATTAAATGAAGCAAATGGTTCTCATAAAGAAGAAATGTCTAAAATACAGAAAGAGTTGGAATCTCAAAAAGAAGAGGCGGCTAAAATGATGGCTGAGACTACGCAGGCGCTTACTGATACACAGGCCCTTGTAGAGCAGCAGAAAGCACAGATTGAAGAATTAATGGCTAAAAATGCTCAGCTTGCTAGACCTATGGCAGATAAAGTTAAAGATAAGACATTAGAGCAAATCAATAAAGCCTCTGAATTTTTAAAGAATGCATTTGCTAATCATCAAAAACTTCAAACTGTAACTGAAAGTTTTGTAGGTAAAGAATTACTTGAACAAGCCATGGAATCTATTCAGATTTAATCACAAAATTAAGAACCAGTATCACTACTGGTTCTTTTTTCCCTTTAATACACATATTTAATTTAACACAAAGGAGTGATTTTATTTATATGATTACCAATTCTAACGATTTATTATTCGATGTCCTTCAACCACCTAAACGAATATTTGTCGCTGGTGATGATAGGGAGATTGATAAGATGGACTGGGGTGCCATCAATTCAGAATTAAATAGAGAAGATAAAATTTATATAAATCCAACTGTAAAAGAGGCGTCTCAGGCTATCATAGAATCCAATAAACGAAATATTCCTAGAAGAAAACCCATTATACACTGGAAAACGCACAATGAATCTTTCTTAGAGTTACACGAAGATCTTAAGATACTAGGAGTTGAAAATAATAAATTCTTCTTGCGATTATTTGATCCTGATTTAGAAAATATAGACCCATTTATGCCGAATTTGCCAGCAGAACTTCAAATAAAAATTTGGTTTGAGGTTTGGATAAATCCGTGGTATTTCCTAAGAGAAGTATGCCGAATACCAGAAGACGGTAAGGCAATCGAAATAGGCGGAGGTAGTGAATTTAAAATAGATAGAACTTCAGTAGCTACATGGTTCTTATTTCTTAATGGTATTGATCATTATGGTTCAAAACCTCGTCAGACTGGTAAAACCCAGGATGCGATAGCTAAGCAGTTATATGCTTTCAATTGGGGATGCACTGCGACTCAATTTCTATTCTTCAATAAAGATTTCCCTCAATCAAAAGTTAATCTTTATAGATTAAAATGCCAAAGAGAAATGTTACCATCATATCTTCATATGCAATACGCATTTACTGAAGACGGTAAGATTGATAAGGGTACTAACAATGTTACATCTATGAGAAATCCTATAAACGGAAATCAAATTAAGTGTATGACTAAAGCAACTTCTGTAGATATTGCAAATAGTCAAGGACGTGGTGATACGGCAGCTATGCATTATATGGACGAGTTTGATTTCTGGCCTTATAATACTACAATCATGAAAGCATCTGCTTTCTCTTATTCTAAAGCTTCCGAAAATGCTACTAAGAATAATTCACTTCATTGTAGAATATGTACATCTACACCAGGATTTACATCTAGCAGAGATGGTAAAGCTGCAGTTGCATTTATTGACCAATGTGCAATATGGGAAGATAAATATCTTGATAAGCCAATTAATGAATTAAAAAGTAAAATTCATTCTAATAAAAGAAACGGTTTCTTCTATGTAGAACACACATGGAAACAGTTAAAGAAAACAGAGAAATGGTATCAAAGGCAATGTGAATTAGTTGGTTATGATCAGAATACAATAGCACGAGAAATTGATCTTAAGAGAACCACTGGTAATGAACTTAATCCACTTAAAAAAGAACAGCAGAACTATATTTCTCAAAATACCCTTAAGCCAATTGGTAAAGTGGATTATAGTGATAATCTTTGTCCTTTTTATTTCTATGAAACTCTTCATAGAAATTATCCATATATTATGATAGTCGATCCTGCAGAAGGTTTAGGAGCGGATCACGATAATAATGCAGTAATCATTCTTAATCCTTATACATTAAGAACTGTAATTGAATATAAATCTCCATACGTATCACAACCAAACTTATTTAAAATGCTAGATAAACTATTAACTGATCATATTCCTAAATCGTTAATAATAGTGGAAGCAAATAAAGGTAGGGAATTAATCAATATCATAACTGAATCTGCTTGGATTACCAATTTATGGTATGATAGTGAAAAGCTTAATAGTAAGATTGTAGAAGTATCAGATGAATATGGCGAAGCACAAAAAGCTGCACATATTAGAAAAGCGTGGGGATTTGATACCACATCCAAAACAAGACCTAGATTATTCAGTGTATTACAAACCTTGGCAGAAGAAGATATTGAAACACTATGTACAGATTTTGTGGCTAAGGATGTATTAGGATTAGTTCAAAAACCTAATGGCAAAATAGAAGCGGGTGGAGAAGAACATGATGACTGCATTATGTCTAAATTGATAGGTCATTATGTATATAATAATGCTAACTTAGAAGAATGGGATATTATTAAAGGAGCTAAAGAACCGTTATCTGAATCCAATAGTCCTAAATCTGAAGCGGAAAATTTAAAAGAATTACATAAGTTATTACCTCATTTACCAGAGTCATTGAGAAATCTTATTATAGGAGCTAAGGGTAAAGACCCTGTGTCGGATGCTAATAATTACTATAAACAAATAGAAATGGAAAGAAGTTTCAGAGAAGCCACTAGAGAATCAAATATGAATACAACACAGAGTCCACATGTAGGAAGAAGTGTATTAGAAAACTCCGATAAATTATGGAATGATTTTTATAAAAGCCAATCAGCAAACGAATTTAATCAAAATCAAAGCAATTCTTTCAATCCATACGGTAACAATTCACTAGATCCATACACATCAAATGAATTTAATATTGAAGATTATCTTTAAAATATTAATTGCGAATATATCATTAATGTGGTATAGGGTTAAAATAATAACCATTCTATAACACCACAGTTAAGATTATTCAAAGAAAGGGGTTTATAGAATAATGAATGGAACTCTTATAATCGAGAGAAGTGAAATACTAGAAAGTTTCAATGATACAGAACTGAGTGAGTTATTAGATGACCAATTCAATGGTCTATTTAAAGAAATCAATGCAGTTCCTATAGATTATTTAAAACCTTATTACTATAAATACAAATCGATGAAGGAAGATATTGCATGCACTGATATGAAAACATATTTGGAAAATAAATATAACCAAATATGTATGCAATTTATCAATAAAATCGAGAAAGTATTTCATATTAAAGTCAGTGAAGATTGGCTAGATGAACATGTTAAAAATATACCTAGTGTGGCTTTGTTATTATATAACTTTTTCATACTAGAATTAGGTACTAATATGGAAGATGCAATACATCGAAATATAAAGTTAGATAAATCTGGTTTATACAAACTTTTTGAAGAACGGAAAAATAAAAAAGATGGATCTACACAATTATATTCAAAATGTAAAGATCCGGAAATGGCTTTATTAATCGCAAATATTTATGATGTCTCCACTCAAGCGTTAGATGATATGAGTGAAGAAGAATACCTCTCATATTTACCAGAGGGATATGTGCCAGCAGAATTTATAAAAAGAATGTTTTCTGAGGGTTACATATCCGGTAATTTTATGAATGTAATTAGAGAGGTTTATGCAAAGTCTGCATATCTAAAATCTGTAATCTGTTTCAATATTGAGTCAAGTTACAGAGAGTAAAGATATAACCATAAGGAACATATTGTATATAAATGCAGTATGTTCCTTTTTAAATTTATTAAGGAGGTGACTATAAAATGGGTAACTAAATAAAAAATTTTTACAATTTATATTAGAAAAGGAGAATTACTTATGAACATTGATTATTTTAACCCACCGGCAGAACCACTATCAGTTTTATTAGCACATTTTCCATCAGATGGATTTTTGATAATGGAAGATGTATTGGAAGCTCCAAAAGGATTTGCATTCATATTTCAAAAAATGATCGATATTATGAAACACGGTTTTGAAATTGAAGAAATCAGACATTATCCTGTACATTTCAAGTTTAAAAAAGAGGATATTAAAATCCACGTATTATGGATGAATCAATTTATATACAATATGGTATTTTGGTACGGATTCATGGATATGAATCGACCAGAACTCTTAACGGAAAAATATCTAATTGATCCTTCTATCATGGATATAAATACAATGTATAATTGGGTTAATGATAATATTATCGATAATCATCCAGGTGATATTCTTAGTAAGAATAAAACTTTTGATGAGATAAGACATAATCAGGCAGCAATTGCAAAGTCCTTCAGTTTATTAATGGGTCTCAATGTATCTATCCGAGATATTATTTTAGCAGCAAAAGAAAATCCTAGAATTGATGAATTGATTCATTATAAATTAGATGAGAAATTACAACCTGCAGAAATCGAAAGAATCATATCCGAACATGCAGATGAACTTATAGAGTTATTTAAATATGGTAATACAGGATATGCTCCATTACTGAGAGCAGGAAAGAATTTAAGCAAGGGTCAGTTTAGAGAAATATTTATGGTTATAGCTCTTAAGAGTAATATCAATGGACAAACCATTCCTGTAGTAATTAATACAAATTTCTTGGTAGATGGTCTATATAAACCATCGTATATTTATACGTCAGCTCAAGGAGCTAGAAAAGCTTTAATTTTGTCAAAGAAATATATGTCTGTACCAGGTGCATTTTCTAAGAAGATAAATTTATCTTCCACATCGGCATCAGTGTTAAAGAAAGATAATGAACCTTGCGATTCTGTAGTTACTGTAGACTATGAGATCAAAGATAAGAATTTCCTCAAATTACTTGATAAGAGAAATTATTATGATGAAATGGGAATAATGAGAGAATTAGATTATAAGTCAGATGAAGCTAAATCTCTTATAGGTAAGAAGGTAAGATTTAGATCTCCGTGCACGTGTAATAGTAAAGATGGAGTGTGTAGATATTGCTATGGTGGTCTTTATGATATTAACAAAGATTTGTTTAGTGCAGGTTCATTTGCCGCTACAAAAAATTCAGAACCTTTAGGACAGAAAGTACTTAGTGCAAAACATGAGCAGAACACAGATTCAGGACAAATTACATTTAATGATGATTTCTATAACTTCTTTGAATTATCTTCTACAGAAGTAACTCTTTTAGAAAATGTAGAAAACGTAGATAACCTTGCTATTATCCTTGATGATATCGAAATAGAGGAGATTGGGGATGAAGAACATTACTTTGTAAAACAATTCTCTTTCTTAGATGAATCCACTGGGGTTATTTATCATTTTAAGGAAAATAAAGAAAGTAAGTTATATTTATCTACTCAGCTTACTGAATACTACAAAAGCAGAAAAGCTAAGGATAAAGATAAACCTATTCCATTAAGCATTTTTACTCAGGATGATGGAGATGTTCCATTATTTATGGTCGAAATTGAATCGGTGGAAGTTACAGAACCAATTAAAATCATTGAAAGTGTTTTGAATAAGCCTAAAGATAAAAGTGATATTTCAGCCATTTGTCAGGCTACTGCAGAAGCATTCACATCAATAGGAATCAATTATAACTTCGTGCACATTGAAATGATTATTAGAGGTTTAATAAGAAGAAAATCTGATGATACTCAGAGACCAGATTTCAGTCGAAGTGGAGATCATAAAGATGTGCAAGTACTTAATGTAAATATGAGTCTAAAACATAATCCATCTGCTTTAGTTACACTATCATATGGTTATGTAAAACAAGTATTGACTAGTGCATCTTTCTATAAGAAGAGTGCACCATCACATATCGACCCATTATTCGTAGATAGATTAAGCGAATATATTGATCAATAATAATCTTAAGAGAAGAGTAAATTATAATTTACTCTTCTCTTTTTCTTTTTTAAGTTTGAGTCTAACTATAAGATATTATAAAAAAGGAGGTAGAAAGAGATGTTTAAAACCCTTTCAACTTATGAAAAAATTAAACAATTTTATCACGATGCAAAATTAATTTCTGAAGTAACACACACATCTTTAGATAGCTTTTTTAAGGAATGCTTTCCGGTATTTGATTATAGGGAATTCCTAAAGTTATATGCTATGATTGCAAACAAAGATGGCTATTGTGTGGAGTATGAAATGCTCTCATTTGAAGACAAAGAACAACTTACGAAATTTTCAAATTGGGATGCTGGAAATCAGATCTTAAAATCGTTTCACGATGGTGATTTTGATTACAAGATTGATATCATATCTTTCATCGTTCATATTGATCCATTAGGTATTGAAAATACTATCATTGGTTTATTAAAGGAAATATATGATGAAATAAGATATTCCAAATTAAATCTGGGCGATGTTGTTGATACATATAGAGTATTGATGCAATATGATAAATATTTAGCCACAGATTCAACATTTTCTTTATTAGGTGGAATGGAAAATACTTTTTCATATTTATTCGGATTTGATGGAGGGTTACTTGCACAGCTGTTCTCTGGTAGATTAACAGTAGATAATTTCAGGATATTGTTGACTAAGTTATCAAAGATTTTATATATAATTAAAGGATTAGGGACATCTTCTAACACTATATTACTTAATGATTATGTTATATTAAGATTAACCAATTTTGAGAAAGATTGTATAATTAATTTCGAGAATCATTTGAATGTAATCGAAGCGGTTTTAATGGTAATTGATAAATTTGACTATTTTATAAAAAAATCAAATATTCAAAATATAATTATCAATGCATTGGAAGAACCTAATGATATTTATGGTCATGTAAATTATGCTAAATTGTGTTGGCATTTCAGTCAATTCCTTGATAGAAAGAATAATTTTGACTGTAAAGAAACAGTAGAGAATATATCAATATTGATGGTAAAGTTTAATGAACAAAAACTATCATATCTTTACTGCTTAATAAATAAATATCCGAATACGTTTGTGACGCTATGTAAAACATATCAGCAGTTCGGTAGAATATTCGAAGAAGTGTTTAGTGTATGCTATACATCTGATAAGAATTACACATACCCAGAAGATATGTCAGAAAATGAAGCTGACGAAGCGATACAACTATATACTTTTAAAATACTTTCAACTATTCTCAATGCGTCTTCATATGAAGAATTTGATGACAAATTGAATGAGATGTTTATCAAATCAATGCAAATGTTTATATTTAAATATACTCCAACAGAGGTGACTATAAATGAATAATTTAACTAATGCTTTAATAGAATTCACGAAAGTGGTAAATTTATTAAATGAAAATATTAAGACTATGATAAATACTACGGAATTACCAGAAATCCAAATTAATACACCGAGTTCAATAGCAGAAAAAAATAGGAGTTTACATGAAATTAGAATAGCGCACGAAGCAATTATTAAAATATGTATTAGATTGGAAGTTGATGTAAATTTGTGGGGTGATTATTTTCTTAACGATATTCATATACCATATGCTAAACTCGCAGAACTAGAAGATCAGCTCGAAAAGAATAATATCACAACTGAAAATCTCGAATTGATGCATATGATTAAAAATGGTGCTTTATCTAACCATATTAGAAATTTTTACATGATATTAGATGATTCAGAAAAAGGGCCTCTAAATTATTTACTCAATTCTTATACTACTGCAATACAGTTAAATGGTGGAATAAAATCATTAAAAACATTAATGATTGCATTCGAACATACGATTGAGTTTATGTGTCATATTTTTGACGATTATCTTAGAGAACATGAAGAATCTCTATATAATGCATTCAAAACCCTTTATCCAAATGGTTCTTTTTCTTTTGGAATACTCAAAGGTATATTTGAACCATCTTCGTCTATTATATGTCTAACCACAAACAAAAATAAAAATACACTAATGACGAATAAAATTACAGAATATGTTATACTATTAATTACTTTGATTTCACAGTTTAACAATAAAAAATCATCAAAAGAAATTCTTATAGAATTTTTCATTAGAGAAAACATGCTCAAAACTAGAATTTGCTCATTTAATGAATTGATCCAATACATAGCCGAATGGAATTCATTAATTAGCATATGTACAAAAATAGACGATATGTATAATTCAATTTATAATGAATTAAAAGATAGTGAAAAATTGCATATTTTGGATTATCTCGAACTAGAAAACGTATTAGATATGCCTGTAGAATATGAGAATATAATTAAGTCATTAGATATTATATGTAATTATATAGATAGTCCTTTAAATATACCATCTGGTGATATAAAGCATATACAAAAATTTGATATGTTCTATGAGGATTTTGTTTATTCGCTGTTGATGTTCAAAATAAAAGACAATGATATATTTAAGATCTATGAAATATTAAAGAACAATTTTTCAAGTATTTTAAATTTAATAAGTCTTATGGAATCATGTCTTAATATAATTAATAAGAGAAAAGGTAATAAGCTAATTGATGACTACGTAATGCAGAACGAACACGTTGCAAATACAATTAGTATTAAACTGATACCAGCAATACTGTTTGGTACTTCACCATCATCTTATTACGAAAATCCGAAGATGGATGAAATGACCCACAGTTTTAGCAAATTTATAGAGAATGCTCCAAAAATCTATGATGCTCAGAAAATCTATGATACTCCAAAAATCCATGATAATGGTAATCCGGAAATTGTAACAAAAGTAAACTCATTAATTGATATAATGACAACGATTTCAAATCATGGTTTTTGTAAATATGATGTATATATGAATATATTGCTAGCGTCTAAAGCTGTCAAAAGTAACTTCATTGATGATATCACTGAAGCTATTAATGGTAATAACCAAATATTTTATACAATTAAACCAGCAATAATAGATGATGTTGATTTACGTCTGAGATATTTATATGAAAATCACCGTCCATCATTAATAAACATAACGGATATTTTACATGATATCCGATCAATATCCATTGAGATTATTAATCAATCCAATGCGACAAATAAAGAAATATCTAAAAGAATAATAAATCAGTTGTATTCTTTAATCGTAAGCAAATACTTAAGTGATACAAACAATCCTTTATTCATACATAAACAGACTACAATAGAAATGTTTTACCAAATCGGAAAATGGATAGGTAAATTTCCAGAGGGTGAAATTACCACATTAGATCTTTTTTATTATGTATCATCACCGTTATATTTAGTACAATATGCTTGTGCAGTCGTACTTCAGTCGTTATTTGTTCTAAATTGTTTTTACGATGTTATTGTACTCAATAAACAATTTTTGATAGATTCTATATCTAAATTGATTAATTAGAAAGTATCATACCCAGTATCAACATTGATACTGGGTATTTTTACACAATAATATTAGTATTTAGTAAAGACACTTTAGTATAGAGATTCAAAATCTATATATGATTATATATCATTTTCGTGTATTACAAATAAGAAAGGAGACAAAATTATGTCCAATGAATTAACAAAAGAAATTTTAGAACATCAGCTAGATATTGATGGGGATGTATTTATTCGAAAGGAAAATTCTATGGAAAGACGAATTGATGATATTTATATTATTAAAAAAGATCGATTTGTTCCAGATTTTGATGTAACGCATATCGACGATAAAATAGAATCGTGTTCTTTCGTAGAACTACCTATATTCAGAAGAAAAATAGAAGCGTATCTTATTCAGCTAGAACAGGTTAGGTCTATGTTAGATGGGTATCCAGAATATGTAAAACATCTTCAAAAAGTTGCCAGTTTAGAAGAAAATGATGCACATGTTCAGGCAAAAGAAGAATTAAGATTTTACAACAAACTTCAAGAAGAACAGGGTGTATCAATAGATATGCAGGTGCATTCATTCCTCGATAAATATGATATTAATAAAAAATTCTTAGAAGATACTTTAAATAAAATTGATTCTAAGATGGAAGCACTATCGGCAAATGTTGATAAAATGACAACGTCGGAAAAGAATGCTATGTTATATGATATTGCTTGGAAAAATTATACCGAAGCTATACAAAGACCAGTTCTAAATAAAAATTTGAATAGATATTTAAAAGAACTTTTAAATATCTATTGTAAGAGAAACGGTTTTGTGTGGGTTAATGATCTGATTAAAAATCATAATCCTAAAACCATTAAAAATAACTATAGACAGTATCTCAAAAAAGATACTATAGAATCCATGGTTAAAAAAACATTTGGTTTTAATGAGATTCCTAATATAATAGGAGTAGATAAAAAATATGTGGATTTCTTCTATTACTATATTTCTTATGTGTCTGGTATTGGTGATAAATTAGATAAGAAAGTAAATGTTAAAGCAAGATTATATAAAGAAAACGCAATTGTCATGTTTCAAAATCTTGCAGATATTTCTCTTAACTTATACGATTTAGAATATCAGAAACCATTTAAAAATGAAGAAGAGATTGAATGTACTTGGATTCCGTTAGATAAGGAAAAATATGAATCGGAAGAATTATATAATGAAGCAAAGTCAAAAGTTGGTCTAGACTATTTAAAATTGTTTAAAGGCGTTGTCGTATATATATACGATATCGCTTTTAATAAATAAAATTCATTATTAAGGGAGGAAAAATATATGAATTACCAATTTGAATCTTTTCTCGTAGTAGAAAAAAGCAGAACAACATTCCAGAATGGGAGACAGTATGATGTAGCATTGACAGGAACTCGTTTATATAACTTGGATTCTTACGTTCCAGTCATTATTAAAGGTACAGGTTGCATCGGTCTTGCAGGTATCACAGGAATACAATTGACAGCTGACAGTACGATAGTGATCTTTACATTCTCTGCGTTAAGAGATGAAAAAGAGAAACAAATTTATTACAATCTTTATCGTAATAATATATCAAATAACAATTCAGGCGATTATGAAGATGCAAAAGATATGGTAATTCCTGGATTAATGTCCAAGAAAAAACCTAGACCAGGTTTCTCTAGAAGTAGAGATGACGATGATGATAAACCGTTGTCATCTTGGATGTAATACAAGAGATTAAAAGAGGTAGTGATATATCACTACCTCTTTTTTTATTCTTTTCGGAAAATATATTTTCGATAATAATCATCTGTAGCAGTACCGAGTTTTTCATTAATGCTAAAGTTAAGATGATCTGCATCAGGAGGTAGAGGATAATCTTCTACAAGATTACCATCTCTATCTTCGGCTGTAACTTTCATGGAGCCATCTTTTCTTTGTGTAGCCACATATTGAATACCCATACCTTCATATTGAAGATACTTTCTACCGTCTTCGTCTTCAGATTCATCATCGTATACATCATCGGAATCGTCTTCTGAAGATAAAGATACATAATCTTCATCTGCACCCTTTGCACCAGATACTCCTGCATATCCCCCTACCATACCTAAAGCATTACCTTTACCAGCAGTGATAAGAGAACCGATAGCTCTACTGATTAAAGCATCACCATCTCCAGCAGCCCCAGCCAAAGCATTTTCTTTAGCAAGTTTGGATTGAATTTCGATCATCTTTACTTTCATACTATTAGATTCTTTAACTGCACTAAGCACCACACCATATAAATCTTTTTTGGTTTCACACATGTCACTAATAAGTTTATTATTGCGACCAGTTTGTACAGCCCTCATTCTATTAATATCAGTAGAAAGTTTTTCAATATCTGCATTAGCACCATCGATAATATCTTGAACAAGTTTCTCATTGCCACTAAATATCTTTGCAATTTCTGATGATTCTTTACTCATCCTAGTTTCTCTGGCGTATTTTCTACCTTGAGAAATAAGAGAATGCTTAAGTTCTTCATCTTCATCATCAAGATCATAGCTCGATAAAATTGAATCAAAAAGAAGACCGTCTTCTTTAAGTCTATTTTCACGAATCTCATCAAATTTTTCGAACATTTTATCATATTTATTTTTCTTTTTTTTCTTTTTCTTTGGAGTGTCATCCTCATCTTCCGATTTAGATTTTGACTTAGATAGTTTCTCCATATCCGAAACTCTAATTTTTGATTTAGGCTCTGAAAAAGGATTATCGAAAGAAGATTTATCATCATTTGCAAACCTAGCCAGACTCTTAGATATATTCATTATAAATTCCTCCTCTTTATTCATTAAATGATTCATTTATATATTATTAAAATGAATCTTAGAGTTATAAGGTGGTTAAAACAAATATAAATCAAAATGTATAAATTGACACACTTATAATCACTAAGGTGATTTTTAGAAAGGAGAAAATATGCTATGAAGTTTTTACCCAATAACATGGAGGGAAAGAACCTTATGCCTATCCATGTTTATTACACCCGTGGTTCCTATAACGATTTTAGTCAACCAGATATTTTAGATTTTGTATATAAGGATTTAGACACTGGTAAAAAATATGTAGAAACCATCGAGAATCCATATTATGAAATATGGATAGTTAAACCAGAGTATCGAAACTATACACATATTAAGAATTTTATTAAGAAAGACCATTGTACGTGTCATAGGATTAGATATAAATCTAGATATAAGGAGGCAGCTAAATTATTAGGATTGAAGAATCCTGATGATGCAAAAATTAGTCCATATGTATTTCAGCTAGATATTCAAATAGAGCATTTCTATCTAATGCACTTTAAATTGGAATATGGGAATGATGCTCCAAAGAAACCATCTTTAGGATATCTCGATATTGAATCAGACATGTTTCAGTCTGTTGGTAGGGTTATACCTGGTGCAGATCCTATTAATTGTATATCCTTCTTAGATGGTGATAGAAAAACTATGTATACAGCAGTACTGAGGAAAGATCATATTCCTCATTTATCTCCATCTGATAAAAAATATGAATATTACGAATCATTGAGAACCAAGTATTATAATCAAGTAGATTATTTCATAGAACACGTTGACGATTTTATAGCAGAATGCCATAAAAACTTCGATGAATCTTATGGCTATATAGATTATCAGATATTCATGTTTGAAGATGAAGTTGATTTAATTACATTCATATTTGAAACTATTAAAGCATGTTCTCCTGATTTCTGGTTAGTATGGAACTTACCTTACGATGAAAATCAGATGATTGAACGTCTTAGATATCATGGAAAGGATCCGGCATCAATTATATCTGATGCAGAGTTGATTGGAAAAGGTAGAAATTTTTACTTTAAAGAAGATAAAAATCCAAAAGCACAAAAAAGAAGACATATATCGAACATCTTCTCCTCATCTATTCCAATCGACCAACTACCTGTATATGCAGGTATAAGAGTATCTAGAGGTTCATTACAATCTCTTAGATTGAATCAAGTTGCAAAAGATGTACTAAATGATGAAAAGTTAAATTATTCAGAATATGGTCAATTTAAATTTTTCTGTTATCTAGATTTTTGGACCTTTATCCTATATAACATAAAAGATGTCCTTTTACAGTATGGAATTGAAAGTAAAAATAATGATATGATGTTTGTAACTGATACCATATGTAACGACTGTGTCTTAAACTACGAAATATTTACTACGACTATTACTGAAACTATGGCGATTAGAGATTTTGCGTATAGGGAATGTAATAGCGTAATGGGTTCTAATAAATCAAAAATGAAATTACCAGAACCAAAATTCTCAGTTAAATTTGACAATGAAGAAGACTATAATGAAGAAGAATTTACATTAATTGATTCATATGATCAATCAGATGACGATGAAGAAGATGATAAGAAAAAGAAAGATGAAAAATTCTCAGGTGCATATGTAATGTCACCAGCACATATTAAATCATCTGGTACAATAATAATGGGTAAAGAAAATAAATATGTGCACGAACATGTGATAGATGAAGATATTGGTGCTGAGTACCCATCATACGTTATGGTAGCTAATTCCAATAACGAATCCTTAGTTGGTAAAGTATTCTTACTAGATCCAGATGATGTTAAGATGCCATTCTGTAATAATTTTTGGATAGTTGACGCTAAAGATGAAAAAACATATTCAAAAATAAAATCATCTGCATGGGTAATGGAATTGTGGTCAGAAGGTGATGTATTATCATTTGGAGAGGTTGTATTGGGATTACCTAGTGCATCCGACATATTAACAGAAGTAGGAGACGATTTAAAGTATTTTGAGGAGTAGGTTATCATGGGAAAGAAAAAAGAGCTATCAAAGAACGATATAGATAAGATCGTTACTAAAAAGCTAATTAATGGATTTAATCAATATATAAAAAGATTATCTTCTATGGTATACATAGATTCAGACGGAATGTTCTATTTAAAAGGAGAGAATCCTAAAATGGAACGAATAGGTATGTTTTACGGAGATGAAAATGATGATATCATAGATTTATTTGGGTGCTGTATGTATAATACATTAGAAATGTTTGAATTTAAGAAATTATACAGATACAGTACATCAACTGTAGAAATTGGAGAAGATGTAATCCATCTAGGTCAAAATCCTAAAGCAGTTTATCCAGAAGCTAAAATAGATGTAAATATTATATCTACTAGAGAAGAAAAGGTAATTGAAGAAACCCGTAATCTTATTAAAAAAGAATTTTACAGACGTTTTATAGATATATTAGATACAGAGGGAATAGAACCTAATGATTTAGATATATTACAGATGAAATGTTTATCAGATGAACAAATGGACGAATTGTCAGATAGTAAAATGGTGATCGTTCAGGATAATGATTGCTATGCTTATATCACAAGAGCAATATTTCCAAATATTGGTTATAGCGACAAAATAGAATATGTTTGCTTAACTCATAGAGGTGAATTAGATGACAAATGTGCTTATTTTATCTTCAAAGAAGATATTAAAGATATTGATTGTTATATTTTTACTATAATAGCGGCATATCAATCAGTATAATATTAATAAATTGGTGTGATGATCTCATTGAATTGAGATTTATCACACCAAAATAAATTTAAGGAGTGTTTTTATTTTATGAAGAATCGGAAAATTGCGACTAAAAGCATGGGATTGACAAGCAACGTTGTCATCTTTGATGAATTTATAGGAAATGAAGAAGCGTATATAATGTTATGTGAAAAGAATGAATTAAATACTGCTTTAATGTCAGTATTAAATAATCCTCTGGTCCCTCCACACATGATATATGTTATCGATATACCAGAAAAGAACTATAAAAATACTTTCCTAATTGAATTTACTTTATTTGGTTTTAGAATAGCAGACGAATCAAGTAAGCAGATGATAGCATATAATTCAATTACAAAGAATATATCTACTGATTATGTAGATATAGATGCTGAACTTATTAGAGGGCTTGCAGCTTTGGCATTTGCACATTTGGAATCCAAGATTAAGCAGCATATATTTATATACGAAATAGTAAACTCTCCTAGATTTAATGAATTTATTCATTCATGTTTAGTTTATATATCAAACTCTAAAAGGGAGAATTCTTACCTCCCAAAATTATAAAACTATGAAAGGAAGAATTTCATATGGCGAAAAAAGATAAAAAAGAAAAGGAGTCTATTAAGAGAAATAGTAGTGGAATAAATGCACTATCAAATGTAGCACAAAAAATATTATCTTTAGTAGATCCTAACTATGAATATACTTCTGACTTAGAATCGAAGAATTTGAAATTCCAGCAAATAATCAACAGAGAGATTGATATTGCAAATGGTGTTTCTCGTGGTTCTATTTTAGACTTTATTCAATCTCAACGAGAAAGTAATAATGAAAAGAATAAAAATAACCAGTTTCAGCAATCATCAGCCAATCTAATGACTGAAAATATTGATCAAATTTATAATTACTTATTAGAGTCTTATGATAATAAGTATGTGGAAATGTTAGATTTGAAATGTATATGTAAATTTATACCGGTATTAGGTAGAGCATTAAGAACCACGTTAGATCATCTTACTGCAGCAGATGAACTTGCGGACGACGTTAAAAGAAAAATCACCTACGATACCACTGTAGATGCCGAAGCCAAAGAAGCTATCGAAGATAAAATTGAAGAAATCGAAAAAGAACATAAGCTTCGTAAGAAAATGAAGAATCATACATTTAAAGACGCACTAATGTGCGGATCTGGATATATCTATTCTATTCCTTATAAGGAACTCTTTATTACGTATGAAGAGCAAAAACGTAAGAAAGAAGCAAAACATGGAAAAATTAATAGATATCTTTCAAAAGCAAGTGAAGGTTACGAAGGATTCTTAGATATTCCATTGGAAATATCAACTGTTTCAGATGCAATCAGTATCGCAACTGAAGCATGTACAAATATTGTTAAGTCATTGGATAAGGGTTTGTTTGTTATGCAATCCGATAGAGAAAAAATGATTAAAGATACAAAATTAGAAGTAGAGGACATAGTTCATTCTTTTTCTTTTGAAGAAGGACCTATATTAACTTCAGCAATGGAGGAGGCATCTACTTTTTTTGCAGTTAAAAATCAATCCAATCTTACAAACGGTATGAAGAGTAAAGATCATAGTAAGTTTGTAAATAACACGTCAAATATTTCAAATATAACCAATGAGAAAGGTTATAATAACAATATTCCAGATGGCACCAAAGATATCGTAAAATTATCAGAAGCAGAAGAAAATGAACTTATTAATTTAGGTAATTATGTCAAATTCATCAGTGCTAGAGACTTGGTCCCATTTGAAATTTTTAATGAGGTTATTGGATATTATCATGTAACATCTAAGAAAAAAAGAAAAGGTGCCAATAGAGTAAGTAACGTTGGTTCAGAAGGTTTATTTACATCATCGTTAGATATCAATAAACAAAAGAAAGATTTAGCAGTTAATAATGTAGTAGATACAATTACTGACATGATTTTAAAAAATTTTGATCATAAGTTCTTGATCGATCATCAAGATTTTAAGAAAACAATTGCGGATTGTATCATCTCAAAAGGATTGGTGGATAACGATTTTAATATTCAATTTATTCCTGCTAAATATATTTACGCTTTTAAGATCAACGAGACTATTGATGGACAAGGAGAATCTGTATTAGCTGATTCAATACTTCCAGGAAAGATGTTATTGTCGTATTTAGTATCTAAATTATTACTGTTTGTAAACAATACAGGTGATAAGACATTAGTCACTGCTCATAAAGGACCTATTGATTTATATGGAAAAAATCAATTAGATAGAGCTGTAAGACAATTAGAAGGTGGAAATATATCTTTCGGAGATTTTCTATCACCAAATATCATGTTTAATAAATTCAATAGAAATACCAATATTCTTATTCCTACTGCCAATAACGGACAAAAATTATTGGAATTTGAAAGATTAGAAGGTAAGAATATGGATATGAGTACAGAAACTGAAGAAAAATTAGAAAAAATGATTATTATCGGTACAAATGTACCTGATAGTCATATGGAATATGTCAACGATCTTCAGTTCTCTAGACAAGTTGTATCATCTTCTATTCAATATGCAGGTTATATTAGTTCTGTACAGAATGACTTAGATGATCCTTATACAGATTTTTATAGAGATTTGTTAATGAATTCAAATCTGAATGAGAAATATAAGCACATTGTACCTCATGTACATGTAAATTTACCTAAGCCTAAAGTATTAGCTAATACTAATGATAGTGAGAATATTAGAATCGCTAAAGAAAAGGCTGATATTATTGCGGAATTATATTATGGATTAGAAGTAAATCCATCAGATATGAAATCTAAAACACAGTTTACATTAGAAACATGTAAAGATTTGGTTAGTTTCTATGATTGGGCAGCTGCAGATAAGAGAAAGGAAGATGCCGATGCTGCAAATCACGGACCAGTAAATCCAACAGCGAATGATATGACTATGTAAAGTAAATAGAATAACCCACTAGATTAAAATCTAGTGGGTTATTAGTTTCTTTCTAAGAGCTAAGTAAAGGATTAGAGTTTATTTACGCCACCAGGTGCAATGATATTTGCAAGCTGGTTGCTATTTGCTCCGTAATTGTTAAATTCGATTCCACCATTGTGAATCAATTCAACCTGGCTCTGACTAAGACTATTCTTAGTAGAATATGAATTAACATCAATAGCGTTTGGAATATTAGGAGTAAATTTGAGATAGTTGTATTCAACCTGACTATTAGCTAAACAATAGTTTGCAATAGCATTAATCGCAGGAGACTCATACAATTGAACTGCAAATTCAAGGTCCATAAGTACATTTCCACGGTCTCTGCTCTCATAGTTAAGATGAGATTTTGGAACTTTAGTTGGAAACGCGTGTGCAAACATACATGCATATTCGATGTATCTTCCAGTAGGATCCATCGTACAATAGATAAATTCTGCAGTATGATTCTTTTCACCATATGATGTATTTGAATCTAATGCACCATGGTAATGAGCAATACCAGATCTCTGGTCTCTCATACCAGTTACCCAAGCATCGATATATTCACGAAGTGGAGAACCAGTCTGTTCATAAACAGAAATAGTGATTGTATCTGTATCATTAGAAGCTAAAGAAATATTTCTAAACTTCTGACCATTGAAACCACCTTCAAATTCAACGGTCTCAACATTAGTATCTTGAATACCATCAATTCTAGTGTATCCACTTTCGATGAGAGACTTGAATCTACTTGTCTCATCTTTAAAAACATCTAATAAAAATGGAGCGGGTTTATATAAAAAAAGTCTAGCTACACCTTTAATATAAGGTGTAAACTGATCCAAATTCTGATCGGTTACATCGACTCCGTTTAACCAATAACAAAAATTCTTATAATCTTTGATATTACGTTTAATACCACTCTGAATCGTAACAGCCATAATTTTATTTCCTCCTTTCCTTATTCTCTATTAACATCGATTTCGATAATTGTAGTCTTAACAATACTACGGTTAACAATTGTAACATACAAATGAATGATAGAGCGTTCTTTTTCGTATTCTGTCTGACCGTATTTAGCTTCAATAGACACAACTTGTCCTCTAAACTTAGATGCGACGTTTTCTGCAGCATTATTAAATCTAATAATATCCATGCTATCTGCAAAGTCAAAACGATTTGTTGCACAGAGACGTTCCATTGCTCTCTTAACATCTTTAAGAATAAAACAATTATGAAGTTCTGATAACATGGATAACTGTTCCTGTCTAGTTGTCTGAGTAGAACGCTTTGTTTCCTGATTTGCGTTATATCTTGCAAAGTTAATTCTAGCATCAATTAATTCATTCATCATATCGGAATGAATATCTTCATCGAATACAGGATAAATCGTATTAGATAAGAATACATCTTCAAGATTACCATAGTCGTTGTCTGCTAATGGAATATGCTTTCCATTGAAAGTAGCGAAATGTTTAGCATATAATAAGCAAAGAGCATAAGTAGAAGTTACAGTAATAATCTTCTTGCTGTATGGATCTCTAATCTTACCGCAATATCCATCAACGCTTTCATACGTACTTACATAATTAAGGAAGTTTGCCTTTCCCGTATCCAATACACTCTGATGAGTCTTAATCTGAGTACCCATATCAAATAATGCAATGGAGTCACCTCGAGCGTCATTTAATGCTTTAATCAAATTCTTAATCTCAAAAGAGTATCCACAGTCTGGAATAATAGAAGTAGGGAACTTATTCTTGGATTTGATCATAGGATCAATTTCTCCAGAAAATGCCTTCTTATATAAATCATCCAATACCTTTTCTCTCTCTGTAATCGGTTTAGATGCATCTAATGCACCATCAGAACCATCTGCAAGAATAATATCTGGATAACCATCTGCACCATAAGGATTGATGCAATCATCAGCTGTCGTATCAATTGTATACCAATCAAGTGCCTTGTTGTTGTACTTATTGGTACCTCCAAAAATATCAATATCATCAACAGTAAAATTCAAATAGTTTCCTTGGTTAGGGTTGGTTTGATTACCGTTACCATCAGTAACAATGGAATTATTCATCAAATTCACTGCATCGTTGTAAGCAGCTGTAATTCTTTCAAATCCCTCTGGATATGATACAAATTTCACGTATTCAGAACCAGACACAGGATCTCCGATTACAGCATCTGCATAATATGATGTATCACCAATTAATGCATTTTCTGAGAAGCAAACATGGAAAGATTCCTTCTGATCAATAACAACATCAGATTCATAAATTTCAAACTGATAATTCTTAAAGTTATTTTCCTTATCTGCAGTTCTGATAGAAGATAATCTAACCTGGTAATTATTACCATATTTACCTCTACCTAATGCCGCAACAGAAAATAATTTAACTTCAGTAAATCCTTCATCGTCTGGTGAATCAGAAGGTGTATAAGCACTTTCGAGTTCATCCAAATCAGTAAGTTTAGAACTATGGGCAACAAACTTAACTGCTAACCCTTCTCCTAAAAGATGCATAAACTTAGCACACACTGTAATGTTTGCATAAGTGGCATCAGGAGCTGCAACACGAAGTACATGAACAATCGCATTACCAGTAGATGCAACTGCATAAGCACTGATTAAGGATTGACCGTATAATGAATAAGGTCCAATACCGATCTTATTAACAAAATCCTGTTGACCCTCAATGGTTTGTACTACACCATCTTTGCCTTTTGGGGAGTTAACGACATATAAAAAAGATACTGTGTTAGCAGCTACATCAACTAATGAGTTAGTCACAACAGTATTGTCATTTACATACGTTTCTTCCGTAGGATAACTATTCTTCGGAATAATCTGATATGGTCTTGGCATATTTTATTTACCTCGCTTTCTTTAAAGACTAATCATTTTACAATAATAAAATGGATTGATTTAATTTACTGTATCAATTTTAAAATAAACAGTTCATTTATATTCAGTGTAAAATAAAAGAAAATAAGGATTAAAAGAGGGTAGCATTAAATTTGCTACCCTCTTTTTTAATATACTCTTAATCCGTTATCATCGTATACCCCACAATTTATCGGACAGTTATTAATTGCATCTTGTAAATCTCTATATGTACCTAAATTCTTATCTTTGCTATGCATACGTAATGTATATGCTCTACCAGCAGGCACTCTTCTATTTGGCTGAGGATATACTTTTATACCCTCATTAGTGAATATCATATATCCTACTGGGCAATGCATTATTGCATCTTGATATGAATGTGTTTTATATTCTATATTAGAATCTATAGATGCAGCAACATAGAATTCTCTATTAAGCATTTGATATTTTTCACCTTTTGTTTTCTCCAACCTAATAACATCTGCACATATATCGGATTCATATGCATTAACGATACTTTGACATACTTGAATTAGATTTTCTGTGAGAGAACAGGTTTTCTTTGAACGTCTTCTCCTTCTCCGTGACACTTGTAATACCCCCTTTAATATAAGATTACTTTTTCCAATGGACTAATATTTTGTGCAGCATTAGTTTTACTCATTGTAATTGACGTAGACAGTTTCTCTTTGAATCTTTCAAAACCGATAGCACTAAATACTGAGTTATTAGCTGCGATTGTATTCATATTTACCAATTCGTAATCTGCTGGATTGATCTCTTTTGCATAAGCTGCATATCGTCTATATGGAATAGACGGATCCTTTTTATATCTAGCATTTTCAGCTATGATAATCTGTAATACTACAGCTAAAGTTCCCGGATGAAATCCATTCTGCACAAAATTTTCATGCCAGTTAATGAATAAATCTTCATATTTCATACTATTTGGGAATTTAGCTTTAATCAAAGCGTCAAGATATGCTTCACAGTTAAGAATGTTTTTAACTGTATGATACTCCATCATTACATCATCTTGATAATACTTAAGAGTCTTTACTTTTTCTTCTACTCCATTAAGTACAAGCGTCTCATCTTCATATGAAGATGGTAAAGTAAATATAGAACTAGGATAACTGAAAGTTCTTAGTGGAACAGAATCTCTATTTTCGTCTGCTTCTTCTTCAGATTTATAAAATCTCATATAAAAAATACCCATAGTAATTATACCATCACCATATATCATAGACATAGAACTCTTTGTATCTTGAAATAATTCCAGTGGAATATATGCCTCAGCATATGGAACATTAATTAGAATATTTTCTCCTTCTTTTCTGAATTCGTTCATTATACTACTCCTTTCATATTTTTATTCAGGTGTTACTCTTTAATTCGATTAATCTCAAGTATAGTCACTTTTAGAAACAAATGATTTTTAAATTATATATTATTATTGTAGCAAATAAGGTTTGACCGGGTTAGGTTTATAAAATTATTTTATGAAAGGAGGATTCTAATTATGAATCCAAGAATTGAAAATTTTATGAACCATGACGAAATTATGCACGGCAGTTTTCATACTGTATATGAAAGACTGTACGGAATTCCATTTTTGGAAGAAGCAGAAGAACGTCTAGAATCCGGCAAGTTAACTTCTGCAGAAGAAAGAGCTACTATGAATGCTGTTAGAATTCTTAAGCTCAACGGTTACAAAGATGAAGTTTATCGTAAGTTCATTGAAAAGTACTACGGTGCTGAAAATGTACAGAGAGAACTTTTAAGAACATACTTATGCTCTTGCTTGAGAGCTTGTATGCATCCTGTAACTAGAGATAAGACATTCACTTTCATCTGGAAAGTTGTCGAATTAAAGTGGGACGACGAAGATTTATTTGAATGGATCCCACATATCGACAGAATGTTACGTTTATTTGAAGAACACGATGTTCTTAATATTGGTAGCATAGGTGGAAGAAGATTAAATTTCGACATAGCAAATATGATTAAAAATAAATCTATATTTGACTATGGGGATATAATCTTAGCATATACAGGTAGCTTACATTCTGCAGAGTAAAAATCATGACTCTAAGAGGTTTAGAGAAGTTGGGCAAGCTTCTCTTTTTTTTTTTTTATTTGAAAAAGAATAATGAAATATATATGATTTTAATGTAAATAAAAAATTATTTTCATATTTCGAAAGGAGAAAACATGTATAAAAAAAATTGTATTGTATCACAAATTGAAACTGAGTGTGATCCACTTATGAGGGATATTATATATGACGCACTAGTAAATGATTATGCTGTATTTCACATTGAAGAGGGTAAAGATGAGAATAGAATTCCGTACGTAGAAATTGGTATATGTAAACCAAAGGAATTTAATCTAGTAATACCTCAGCCCGATTATAATACCTTTATTCTAACACACGAGGTCGATGCAGAGAATGAGAAAGAAGTAGAAAATTGTAAAAAATGGTTAAAAGAGACAATTCTTCCAATGTTGAAAGTATCAATTACCTTTCCAGATCAACTATCCGAAGTCGTAACGACAGGAGTCTCATTTAATGGTAATGAAAGCAGTTTCCATATTAGGAAATTAACTAAATTTAGTACGGCATTTGATATAATTATTAGAGTATCATATCAACCAGAATTATGGAAATCAGAATTTGAAAATCCAGGTTTCGAACCAATTGGAGAAAGAGATGCAGCTTCACTTTGGTATTTGAGTTATATCTTAAATCCTGAAAATAAAAAGATATTACCGGGTGCTATGGTGAGTTGGAGGAATGACAAAATAAAATAAAAAATACAAATTATATACGGAGGAATAAATATGTCAGATACAAAATGGAGATATGGATTATGCGGTAATGTGATTAATTCACGAGAATACTATATCATCTGGAGAAGAACAGTTCGGAGACTATACAGTGAGGAAATAAATAAGGATATTGAGCTTAATAAAGTTACTAAAAGGAAGTATGATGAACTTATATTCCATATGAAAAATATCTATGGAAAAGAAATAACTTTTGAAAAAGTAGATAGAGCATTCTATACAGAATGCATTCTTTATGTAGCAGAAAGAAGTTTTTATACACATAATGAAAAACTCACTAATATAGTTAATAGAATATTAGCTAGAATAGATTATAAGAGTGATACCAAAATGTCTTATGAAGAGCTTTTAGATTTTGGGATTAATATTGCTCATATTGTCGAATCTACTAAATTCCTTCCATTGGAAACTGATTTGAAATATCGAATTAGAACATGGAATACAATTTCCAGAATATTCAAATGTAAATATGACTGGAATGCTTTGGAAGCTATTAATAAGCAATATCTGGAACAATGCAAAGCCTTAGCTAGAAACCAATTTTAATTACGGTGATACTAAAGAAACAACTGAGATACATAACGCTATATCTATCTTTGGTATACAAATATAAAAAAGAAAGGAGCCTATATCATGGCAAAGAAATTTATAATATTCTGCACAACCAACGAGCAAATAGACGAAGTATTGTTACAATCTGGAAAAGAATTGTATGGTGAAATTGAGTATATTATGCAACCAGATTTTAACCCAACTATACTACAATCTTCCGATGAAGAAATATTAAATTATGCAGAGAAATTAGCCGGTGAATTGCTCGTAAGAAAATTAAATGGAGAAGATATAACATTTTTACCTTCGGGAGACATCGTATTTATAATTAAAATCGTGTCCAGCTTAAATAATATAGGCATTAAATGTGTATTTCCATTATTTCAGATAGTGGTTACAGATAAAGATTACAAATATAAATGTAGCAGAATTGCTAAATTTGTAAGATTTAGAGAATTGAAATCTTAATTCATTTATGTAATGATAAGAGTACCTTATTTGATAGGTACTCTTATTTTCTATGCGTAAATCACTTTTGATTATATAATAAAAGTGAAGTAAAAGAGTTATAGGAACCTATTTAGGTCTCTACTAAATATTATTTTAAAGCACCAAATAGTGCAGAAAGAAGGTAAAATATGTTAAAAGTAGAATACGTAGTGTCAAACATTAATCAAGCAGTAGGAGCATTTTATCTTAAAGGAAAAGACGGGTGTTACTATTATTTTAATGTAACACCGTTATCCTGGTTAAATTCGGGATATGGAACAGATGTAACAATTTCCGGTCGTATTAAAGAAAAAAGTGTAACTTTTAATGTGGAGAATGGTATTGCAAATATCGAACACGTCATGTTTCCAAATATACAACAAATACAAGCACGATGGGATATGAATGCTAAAGAGTATGGTGAAAATGTTTTAGAAATTACAGTATTTTTCGATTAAAAAGAGCTTCTTTTGAGAGTTAGAAGTAAAACAAACTCTCTCTTTTTTATCCGTAAATCTTCTTTTTTTGAATATATATAATATAGGTGAAATAGAAGAGTTGGTAAAAGCTATTCAGCTCTCTTCTAAATAAAATTTATAGCCCAAGAGGGCAGAAAAGGAGGCCAATTATGGCAAAATTATTTTACAATATTACTAATCACCCATCATTAAAGTGGAGTGAAGAACAAAAGAAAGCGGCAGAAGCATATGGTGAAATCGTTGATTGGGCATTTCCAAATGTTCCAGCAGATGCTACACCTAAAGGTATTCATTCATACACTGCCGATATTGTTGGAAGCATTAAACAAAAAGAGGAACCAGAGAATATTACGGTATTAATCCAAGGTGAATCCACCTTGGTTTATTGCGTGGTAAATGCGTTCCAGCAAGAAGGAATCCGATGTGTAGCAGCTACCAGTGAGAGAAAAGTAACTGAAAATCCAGATGGAACCAAGACAGTTGCTTTCGAATTTGTACAGTTTAGAGAGTATATAGAATTCTAAACTGTGCATAAAAGGAAGGAGGTGATGAAAATCACTTTCCTTCCTTTAAATTTTAAATATGATTTTATTTTATTAATAATTTCTTGTTTATATATCCTTTCAAAATAAAATTTATTTAGCCCCTCATAGATAGGGACAGAAGGAGGAAAAATATGAATATTATTAAAGAAAAAAATAATAAAAATATCGAAAGAAAGGAGGTTAAAGATATCAATAGATGTCTTTACGCCATTCCTGGTCCATGCCCGGAATGGCGTTCATGTCCGAGAAAGGATATATGTCCTTATGTCTTTCGATAGCCATAGGCAAAAAGAGTAGGGAATAAAACAACCCTACTCTTTTTTTTATTTATAATGATCTTCTTTTATTGCGATGTAATTAATATGTCTATCACTCATTGTATTATTCTTGAATACAAAAGCCTTAGTTAAAATCTTATTCTCTGATTCAGATCTAACTCCAATGCTACTATTCGTATTATTAAATGTAGTAAGAGTAGACTGATTACTTCCGTTAACAGTTACTATTTTTTCCGAATGAATTTCCCCAAGAAGAAATTTACTATCACAAATATAAGATTTTGCACCAAATAAAAATACATGATCTGGTGTAAATGGTAAAGATTCTCTATGAATTTCACCTGCCATAACAATAAACGTTCCCTCGATTATATCAGAGTAAGTATCTCTTAAATTAATAATAGAAGGAATCTTTGTACCAATGATGATTTTATCATCATAATAGCAAATCAAATGAGATGAGTCTAATTCAATAGGACTTAATAAATCTATCTTAATAGGTCTCCATAACTCGTCTGGACTATTGAGTATTTCCATATACAAATGATAATCCCCTACTTTATAGAAGAATAAAATGTATCTACCATGTTCATCTTTTATCATTCTCATTGTTGTAGGATTGCCTGGAATTTGACATATATCGTCAGCTTCTCCGTTACAATATCTTCTAACTACACCATTTGATTCTAATAAAAATGAAAACTCCACATTTGTATTATCATCTTCAGTTTTTCCTGTCATATCAATAAGATTTGTTATAATTGTACCATCTCCATTAGTACTTGTGTACAAAGTCTTTGTATCACTCCGATAATATCCACCATCTGGAGATATTGAATTCATGGTAAAGTATAGAACTGTATTAGTATTACTATGGCACATTCTAATCTTATTGATATTGCTATTAAACTCATTTGCTGTCCAGTTAATTCCATTTGTAGATTCTAATACATATTTACCAGCAACATTTGTAGCACTTACTACAAATAATCCATTATCAAACATAACTTCACTCCATCCCTGAGTTATTGCAGGGATATTCGCCTTATACCAATCATAAAGATTAAATGAATAATATACTTCTCCATATAATGTATTTATATATCTTACTGCCACATATACTCCATTACCATATGCAATATCAGTCCACTGACCAGAAACTGGCATTCTAATTACGCCCCAGTTCATTCCATCTTTACTTGTATGAGCAATATTACTATTAGCTAATTTAATAAATCTATCTGTATAAATAATAGGTCCACAACTTACATCTTCCAGATTACTCAATAAAACTGGATAATGCTCTTTATCACCATTCTTATCAGGACCAGTAGATACAGATTCAAGATTATATTCCTTGATCTGATAAGCTTTTTTACCAATGTCCAAATCTAAATCACTTACCATGGGAATGTATGGTTTATCACTAGATAAGATATAACTCATTCTAGTAAACTTATTAATATTCTCCTGTAAGAAATGAATATAACCTGAAGATACAGATGAACATTTGGCAGTTGTAATTACTACACCATACATAGAACCATCAATTTCTTGACATACTACTGTATTTGATTTTAAATCACCTATATGTACTTTTAAATCATCTCTTGCGTGATTGATAATGATATTATTCAGATACTTTGTGATTGTTAAAGGCTTATTTGGATCGTAGGCAAATGCTACTCTAAACAAACAATCATCAATCAATATACCTCCATATGATAGATCTTTATCAAAAGTAAAATGTCTAACTAATACACCGTATATAAGATTCTTGTCATTCTTAAGAACAGGAGTTTCCATATACGGTTTATCTAAACGGTATACTGCATATGTTTCTTCCCCAACTTCTATCATATCAATTACGGATGCATGAATAGCATATAATCCTTCTACATCATTAAAGAAAGAAAATTCTCTAATAATAAATGTCGATACCATTGGGTCTGGATTTTCCAAATCATTTTTACTAACAAATGTGTTCACTGTTCCGTCATTCATTTTGGCAGTCATAAGCAGTTTTTCTCTATAACTCATAATTTTTTCCCCGATTACATCGGTGATATCAATATTAGCATGGTATCTTAAAGATTTATCATTTGGATTAAATTCAACGATTTCCATATCATCGCTTAAGATGTAAAATCTATCATGGTACTTATTATATGTAATAGATACATTAGCAATAAGCCCAGTTGTATATACTTTTATACTTTCCCAATTATATCCATAATTACTTATGAGAATATCCTTATCGTAACCACACATTACAAAAAGATTATCGTTAACTGCAATATCCTGTACATTGATTGCAATATCTTTTGGTATATTTACAATATTCCAATGAATTTGATCTTTAGTCACTGCTATATTAAATAATGGAGATATACCAGTTTCTCCAATTACTACTGTAGCATTGTTATTAGATACTACCTTACTAGGAATAAATAAAGGATTAAATTCTGGATAGAATGTATAATTTTTATTCTCGTATACTGCATAACTCATAGTCATAGTAGTATATTTATAATCTTTAATATTGTTATTTATGATATCTTCCTCAGAATAGCAATCGGAAGCTTTCACTGTATTTTCATATACTGATATCATAACAGCTGCATCATCAATTACACCAAAGGTTACATACTGAGGAAATTTATCTTCATCTCCCAATATAACCTTTTCTAATGGTTCATCAGATCTGGTAAACGAATAAGCAATCGCATTGAGATTCTCATCTAATCCATAGACAATAGCTCTAGCGTGATAATCCACTCTATTTACCGCAAAATCTGCTATACTCATTTTGATAGGAAGTGTAAATGTACTAAGACCTTTTTCAAAATCTACATTATAATATGAATATGAAGTATAAAGTATATCTGCTGTAACAAACGATATTCTTCTGAAATTCTTACAGAATGCAAGAATCGGAATGTATAGATTAGGATTATTATTTCTATTAAATCTATGAGCATCGTAATCTCTATTACCAGTAATATCAATAATAAAGTTAAATTCTCTTGTTATTCTATCAAGTAAATATACTTCACCATATTTACTACCTACATAATCTACCATTCCATCACAAATACAATTTGATTCAAAGTACATATTTACTTTGAATAAGCCGTTGCTTAAATCATAATCTTTTGATGGTTCATACAAATCAATTCTGTAATAATCATTACCAGTTGTAATAAATGCTAACGATGTACCACCTATTCTAAAATCTTTGATAGTTAAAGGTCTACCAAACGTAATAAATGAATATTTGATATCTCCGTCTTTATCAATTCCATCTCCATATAAGCACAGAGCATATGAATCAAAATCAGAATAAACGAAAATATTGTTATCAAATCCTTTAATAATTTTAAGATTTGATTCAGATGCTAAATTCCACAAAGGTTCTATTTTATAGATTTTTTTATTTGTGGTTTGTAAAGTTTCTACATCAAAATCTAATACGTAGAGTAGTCCCTCTTCTACAAATACTGAACGTGTATTACTAAACATGACTGCATTAGATGGTAATAATGTTTTTGAGAATAATTTATTTTCTTCAAAATTTATATCCATCAATGAACCATTACAAGGATGATCTTCTACTGTCTTTAATTTCGCTAAATCTCCGATAACTGAACTATATGTATTTTCAGTAGATGGTTCTATACCCTGAGCAATGAGCTTAGGATTTAATACTCCTCTTACTTCAGCTATTGCTGAAGTAGTTTTATTTTCTAATTCTAATAGTGATTGCTGAAGTTCTTTACCACTAATAAGACTAGACATTAAAATCACCTCTCTTTTATTTAAGTTATTTCATAGTTATATAAGGGATTAAAAACCAGCGTAGACTAATCTACGCTGGTTTTGCATTATTCTTCATATTGTTTCTTTAATTCTTCCCAGCTTGTATTTCCTTTATATTCTACATTAGGAAGAGATAAAAGATAATTAAATTCATCTTCTGGAATAATTTTTAGAGCCCAATCCCTAGAAACGTAAAGTTCGAAATTTTTGTCCATTCCTTTACGCTCATAATATTTGGACCAGTAATAAGCATTTGCTAATGCTCTTGCTTTATGCATTTCACAAATGTATGTTACTCTACTATCTGGAGTTCCATTTACTTGGTAATTATAAGCTGAACACCAGGAACATCCTTCTGCAATAGGACAATAGAAACATTCATCTGTACTTTCAGTTCTACGATTGATACAATTAAGACAATTGATTGTGCCGGCATATTCTTCTGTATTACCTATACCATCGTCTACACTACCAATACGCAACGGTTTTCTCGAGCATCCTAACGAACTTTCCATATATCTAATACATGGATAAAGATACCCATCTGGATCACAAGATAACATGAGACCCGTGCCACCACAATTGTGTACTACTGCACCATTTGCAATAAACGTATGATTGTTATTAACTGTCATATTATATACATTATAATTCTCTTCGGTTTCTTTAACAGAACGTACTGTAGTCCATACAACATGATTATCCTCATCATATTCCATATATCTAGTACTCATATCAGTCTTAAAGCAAATTTCATATCTATCTCTGATATTCACTCTACGACCATCAATTATACTTTCACCAGCACGTTCATCTATACTACATGTTGGGAAATAACCCAATGAGCGAATAACTTCTAACAATTCAACGGCTAAAGTAAAACTCACTGTATTAATTCGTTGAAGTTTATAACTTGGACGATAATACCCGTCTGCATCAAATAATCCCTCTAATAAGGACAATACTGAAGATTCAGACCAGCTATAAATATTAAGTGGCAAATGTTTTTCTTTTGCACAATGACCACACTGATCAATTATTTCAATAAGTTCTTTATTTGATTTTAAAATGTTGAATTGATAAACTGTAGAATATTTATCAAATGAAAAATCAATATTTGCTTCTTCAAGCTTAGACATTAATTCATCCTTTTCGTCAAAGGCACAGCATATTTTATAATTACCAACCGAACACCATCCGTCACCGATATATCTTCCAACAACATACGCAATATGAGAATCTATTTCGATATCACCAAATTTATGAATAGATAATGCGATTTTATCACCTTTGCTTATATCTTTTACTGGAATCCATTCTGGTTTCGCATACTTATATTTACCTTTATTACCAACATATAAAAACTTTTTACATAAATATGGGTGTTCCGATGTAGTAAATGTCTTAAACATTCCACTTGCTTTAATTATATATCCATTGTCCGCATCATGAGTGGTTAATTCTTCTATTATATGGATCTCATTATCCTTAGTATATACCTCATCGTATAAATTCAAATCTTCGATTGGTACATATCCTTTAGGTGTTGAAATCATAGTTCCTGCTCTAAAACACCAATTGTTTAAATCATCAGGTTGCTTTGGTTTAAAGAAAGTATCTATAAATAATGATATATATATCTTATCAACCAAATCTCTTTCTAAAACATAATCACAAATTTTCTTTAATTGATAATAGAATTCTGTAGCATGATGTTGTTCCCACCCTTCTTCATATACACAATTGGCATTAATATCGAGATAGTTTAATTCAATCATGTGAGTTATAGCAGTATATAAATATTCTAAATTTCCAGGAGCGATTGTAATTTTACTACCCATATAATATCCTTTACGCATCCAATCCATGGCTCCGGCTACTGCAATATCATAACTAGGTCTACCATCTGGAAATACTCTACAACTATCATGAAGCTCTTTATTTCCATCAATTGTAATAGAAAATGATACATTATCTTTATGCTTTGTTAAGAATTTTTGTACCCTCGGATCAGAATACAATACACCATTTGAACAAATGCTGAACATGTGCATAGTTGCCCACGGATGATCTAATCTAATACATTCGTGGAAAAAATAATCACAAATTTTGTCAATTAGTTCTATTTCTAAGAATGGTTCACCACCAATAAATTCTATAATGATCGCTGGAGAAAATTCTGGACTAACATATGATTTCATACCTTTATCACCGCTCAAAAGAAGATCAATAAATTTTTTTGCAGTTTCAAAAGTCATCTTCCTTTTCCCCTTATTGATTTGATAACAGTAGCTACATGCGAGATTACATGCATCTGTAACTTGAAATGTGATAGTACGAGATAGCGTTTTCGAAGATAAGTTTCCATCATCGTCTTCTTTTCGTAATTCAGGATATAACCTTGCAATTCTATCTTGATATTGCTCTAACTCTCTCCTATCTCTACTAAACATTACATGCTTCTCCTAATGTACCAATATCAAAATTATCATCTAAGATTGTTACAGCCATGATTCCTGAAGAATAATCTAATTCCCACTTAATCTGAACATTGGCATCTAAAAGTTTTTTAGGAATCCAATTCTTTTCCAATTCCTTTTTCGCAACTTCAAATGCTGCATATTTTTCTTCATAACGCTGGTTATACTTTTTAAAAGTAGCACCTTCTAATACTTCTGGATCATTACTAGTGTCTGTAATAATCTCCTTAATGATTCTCTTAGCACCTTCAACCTCGTATGCTAATCTTTCAATGTAATTTACTGTATCGTCGTTTACTTTAATATCTAAAGTCTTCATAAACCAATACTCCTTTCAAAAATTTTAAATATCTGTATCCAATTCCATTAAATAGTATTTCCTGTAGCCCCACCAAAGCATTGAGTTGAGCAAGAGGAATAACATGTTGAACTGCACGTTGTGCTACAACTATTTTTGCACCCGCTTGTACAATTTCCGCTACATCCGGAACATCCGCTACATCCGGAACACGATTCACATGAACCTCCACATCCTGTACATCCTCCACATGTACCAGAACATGTATCAGAGCATCCAGAGCATCCAGACGAACAGCTTCCCGAACATCCACTTCCACAACTTCCTGTACAATCCCCACTACATCCAGTACAACCACTACAGCCACTACATTGAACACTACATGAACCTGTACATGTATCTTTGCATCCGGCACACCCTGCCGCACAATTGCCCAAGCATAGGCCATTACAATCAACATTACACATATTTTCGCATTGTCCACCACACGATGATGAACATCCACTACATCCATTCATACATTCACTAGAACATCCAGTTCTACATCCACCAGAGCAGTCTCCTCCACATGTTGCCTTACAACCATTTCTACACGAAGCACTACAATCATTTGCACAAGAATTACCACATCCACCACAACCATTATCACTTTGATTAGCACAAGTGCCACTACATCCTGTACAAGACGTACATCCGTTCACGCATTCACCTGTACAGCTACCGTAGCATGAGCCACCACACCCGCTTCCGCATCCACTACATCCTTCACATTCACCATAACATGTACTATAGCATCCTGCGGCACATTCTCCACTACATCCTGTACAATATCCTCTACATCCTGTACATCCTTCACAATCATTTTTACATGAGCTACCACAACCCCCTGTACAAGACAAGCATCCAGAACTACAATTTCCTCCGCAGCTACCAGAGCATCCTCCGCATCCTGTACATCCACTTCCGCAGCTACCAGAGCAACCGTCACATCCACTATCACAATCACCACCACATCCACCAGAACATCCAGAACAAGAAGAACAACTACTTCCACATCCGGAGCATCCGCTTCCACATCCAGAGCAACTAGAACATCCGGAGCATCCACTTCCACACGTACCCACACACAATCCGGTACATGCACCTCTACATGAAGAACTTGAACCAGTTAACGATTCGGATGCCCATGATGTAATCTTATTATTGAGTGCGGTGTAATCAAAACTACTTGGAATCTTCTCACCCTGTGTAACGTTTCTTAAGTTTCCAATGTCTTGAATCCGTAACATAAGGTTTATAGTTTTCTGACCGTGTTCTGCTAATATTTTACCGCCTGACGTAGGTGATGATGAAAAATCATATGAAGAACTACCATATGTACTTAAAGAACCATAATATGCACGTCGATTCATCTCTGCTTTTATACTAGATTTTAAAGCATTCAACTGTGATGCATTTATCATATTATCACACTCCTATAATTATTCTTTATAAATAAAAAATGTCCTATCATTTATACGATAGGACATTTTTACAGCTTATACTAAAAATTGTGCATTAATAGATTGACGACTGTCGTTTACAATCATATGCAAACTCACCACTTCGGTAAAGCAGTACTCCAACTCAATTTTAGGATTTGCATCAGTTTCTTCTGTTACAAATTTCACATTGCTAATATTATCTTCGGTAAAACTTTTTTCTAAATCATTTAACTGATCCTGAAGATTATTGTTTTTGCATTTAATGGAAATAGTATACGACGATTTATTTTCATTTGATCTGTAATTATAATTATAATTCAGAGAATCAATCTCAATCTCAGATCCATTTTTCAAAATCATTTTCATAATAATCATTACCTCCTTTTTATCTCAACATAATCTGAATCTTAACCTTACCAATTTCCATATCCTCTTTATTTCCTAAAGCCTTTCCAATAATAGTTCCAGGCATAACTGTACTTACCCTATTAACTGCAATACCCACACCAGGAATATCAGAAGATACAATCAAATCACCTCGGTTAACTTTTCCTATTACTTTAACGTTTAATCGTCCAGATAATCCAACTGGTACATGATCTACTTTATTGTCTTCCATATCATCACATTGTTTACCACCGACAATATGACCATAGGAATCAGAATATACACCAACTACATTTGAATCTTGATATTTAGATGATTTAATTACACCAGTTTCATTCCAAGATACAATGTCACCAGGTTCAAACTTCTCATCTAAATCTTCTTTTTCGTACCATTCTGCATAGTCATTCCAAATTGCATTATATACTTTAGCAGCTGTAAGATTACCGGATACTTGTAATGTACCAGATGCACTTTCTATGATTCTAGAAGTATAGTCGGCAGAAGAATTATTATAATGGAAATCAATAAAACCACCATGACCTGCACTTGTACCTGGGGTAAATTCAATAGAACCAAAAGTGTGACTATGACTAGCTGCTGCAGCTCCTATTTCTGCTAATGTCCATGATACATTACCACTACCATTTACTGATTTACCAGTAGATCCAATAGTGATAGTTCTTGCAGTACCCCAGTTTGCTGTAGTAATAGCTGCTGAACCATTAAAGTTTGTACCGTTGATAGCTCTAGCAGTTTGAAGAACTGTAGCAGATGCGGCATTACCTGTACATGCTAATGCTGTTGTGGCTGCTCCACCTGCAGATGAACTACCTGCATATTTATGAGTATGTGATGCCGCTGCATATGCTGTACTAGCTGTATATGCTGCTGATCCTAAGCCAAGAATAGATTTAATATTTGCTAACGATGATTTTCTTAAAAATCCATCACTATTTGCAAACATAATATATGAAGATGTAGTAGGTATTTCAGCACTACTAGATTGATTTAAATATACAGCATAAATATAACCATTAGCATTTCTTAAACATATAGTATTACCAGTAGCAGCAGATGAAGCAGAATAACCACCAAGTTTAGTAGCATTTGTAGCTGTAGCTGCATTACCATTTAAACTTGCTTTAATAGTAGCTGGTAATAATAATGTCTTATCTGCTCCACCGTTTACACTTACTGCAGCTCCTGCACCAGTACCATCTGAAGATGCAATATAGATATTTCTTGCTGTTCCCCATAATGCAGTTGTGATAGCTGCTGAGCCATTGAAGTTTGTACCATTAATAGCTCTAGTAGTTTGTAATGTAGTAGCTGTAGTAGCGTTACCATTTAAACTTGCTTTAATAGTAGCTGGTAATAATAATGTCTTATTCTCACTACCGTTAACTGAAACAGCAGCTCCTGCACCAGTACCATCTGAAGATGCAATATAGATATTTCTTGCTGTTCCCCAATTTGCTGTAGTAATATTTGCACTACCATTAAAGTTTGTACCATTAATAGTACGAGTCGTTTTTAATGTAGTAGCTGTAGTAGCATTACCTGATAAAGCACCTACAAATGTAGTAGCTTTAATAGTAGATGGTAACTTAAGTGTTTGATTTGAACCACCATTAAATGAAATAGCTGTACCACTATTTGTACCATCTGCATCAGTTAAAGAAATAGTACGAGCTGTTTGTAATGTAGTAGCTGTAGTAGCATTACCACTTAAACTTGCTTTAATAGTAGATGGTAATAATAACGTTTTATTCTCACTACCGTTAACTGAAACAGCAGCTCCTGCACCAGTACCATCTGAAGATGCAATATAGATATTTCTTGCTGTTCCCCATAATGCAGTTGTGATATCTTTACTACCATTAAAATCGGTATTATTAATTTTTCTGGTAGTTTGAAGAATAGTTGCTGAACTACTATTGCCACTTAATTCTCCAATAAAGGATGTAGCCTTTATAATATCAGGTAATTTAATCGTAGCATTTGCAGAACCATTAAATTGAGTAGCTGGTCCGGTATTACTAGCACTATAATCACTAACATAAAAATTTCTAGTAGTTTGAAGAATAGTAGCAGATGCTACATTATCTTCAATTCTAGCAATAGTACCAGCATTAATAGGTAACTTTAATTGAATACTATCAGCACCATCATAAAGAGGAATAATATGGGTATACCCTGCATTCTTACCATAGATAATCATTTCACCAGAAGCATTTCCATTTGTTCCGTGAGATAATGCATTACCTAAAGTAAGCGAGGTATACCCATATCCATCTGTATTTTCTGTATTCTTACTTAACTTAAAACTACCATAAGAAACTTTTGTTTCACCATCATGTACATTATATGCTTTGCCATAAATATCTTTATATGCTGATTCATTAGTTCCTATATTGTAGGTATGGTTTTGATTAGGTGATAGATTCATAGTTTTAATATCACCGATCATAGTTCCACCTTTTCTATGTAGAAAATCGTGATCACTTATAGCATGATCATATGCTATCTTTCCTCTATCTCCACGATATGCTGTAATTTCAGTTTCACCTAAATCAACACCAATTCTTTGATATTTATTATTAACTGAATCATATCTGTAAATAG